CTTTGCGATGCCATGCACGGCTTTATTTCACCTTTCGGTCGGATAGGTCTCTCCCTGTGTGAGTGGACTGCTTTCGACACCAAAAGATTTTAGATTAGACAATACACAGGCCCGACACACACCCATGCTGATAGTGCGCTCCGCTGCCGTCAAGAGTACCAGTAGGCGCTGATTCATAAACATCGCTCGCAAGCCATGGGCGCGGTGAGCGCATAAACCAATAACGAGGAGTGCCATCATAGTATTTAATTCTGTCCTCATTGGTTGCACCAACATAGAGAGGATATGGAGTTGTAACAACATTGCCACTCGAGTCAACTCCAGTCTCATAAACACTATTTGTGGCTCCAAAGTTGATTTCAGTGTTTGATACCAAGAATACCTTTTCATTTGTATCTTGATAAGAATACCCATCTGCAATGGATTTTGCAGTACGCTTTTTGACTGTACCTATGATAGCAACAAAATCAGGATCAAGACCGTAAAGAAAACCTGCTGTGGGACCTCCTGGACGCATATCAAAATTGCTGGAAGGTTTCCACCAATTGCTAGCAGCGTTGCTATTTAGCCATTGACGCATAGCACTACGGATATAGTTGTTATCCCCATATGCATTTCGTTCTGTGAAGTTGATGTATGTCTGCACCCTATAGGTAGGATTGGAAGAAGTTGCAGTACCCAATGCAGTACCGCTACTGCCTTCAGTTGTTGCGAGGTTACTCTCAATGACTGTTCTAGATGCATCGTAAGTAACAAATTTTCCCGCAAGCACATAGCTTTTACCATATGAGCTTCGCCATGAACCCATGGTGGTGTGACGAATGAAACCTCCAGCAGGAACTACTTGCGTTGTTGTGAACTGATATGTTCCATCTTCAGCAGTGCCTTGACCATATGCACCATGATCAAGTTTGATGTTATAAGTTCCCGCTGCTAAACCGCTAGGAAAGGTAGAAGGATCAACATATACTAGGGCTTCTAATGCATCAAATGGTAAAGAGTCATAGGTCAGGATATCATGAGAAATCAAACTCAAAGCATGTGTTAGTGTACCATCTGCTGGATGATCATACCCATCTGTGGCTGCTATATCAAAAGCAACTTTGCTTCCAATAACTGTGACATTGATGATGCTTCCTTCCACGGGTGTACCAGTGACGCTGATACCATAGGTAGACAAAACAACACCATTGCCATTGAATTTCCACGCCCCGCCGGAATAGATAAATGAATACACCCCCGCAGGAACTGTACCAACAGCATTAAGAAATGTTTGGAAATTTACAGATGCAGCTGTAATACCGCCGCCAGAAACCGAAGCAGTGATTGAAGTCGCTCTGTTGACAACAACTTGATCTCCCACTGCAAGCATCTGTGAGGCTTTTCCTTCACGAACTATGCTTCTCAAATAGGTATAGTTCCAAACAGTAGGACTATCACGAAGCACCATAGCAACTGCATCATCAATTTCCTCTCCGGAATACTTGTGGACATAATAGTCAGAAGGAGGAGTCATTGCCATAAAATCACCTCATACAATACAAAGTTTACCATTTTTGTCTACCCTCCATTTGTTATCCTTGGTTACAGCTGCGCCTGCTTGACTGTACTTGGGTACACCATAGTAGATTATAGCACAACCATTTCCTCCCTTGCCGCCAGTTCCAAAAGCTCCTCCAGCTCCACCAGAGCTTCCTGGAGTGGTGTAGGAAGAACTGTATTTTGCATTGACCTCAGTGCCAGAGCCACCAGCTCCACCACCACCGCCGCCACCGTTTCCTCCGTTACCACCTTGTCCATAAGAAGTTGCAGCAGGTTGGGATCCTCCTGATGCTCCAGCTCCGCCAGTTCCAGCTGCGCCAGAGCTACCACTTGAAATAGCGGAAGCTCCACCACCGCCGCCACCAGCTTTGCCTGTGTAATAGCCAGGTGAACCATATTGAGCGCTTCCTCTGCTAATTCTACTGTAATTCGGTCTGAAACGATCTACTCCAGCATAAGTTTCATACTCTAAAAATATTTGATCTATTGCAGTTGAAGTTCCTGATACAGAATTATACAGATGCTGTATTCCTTCTGGCACAGTATGTACATCAGTAACCGTTAGTGTTTTGTAACCAGAAAGTGAAAAAGTTCCTGTATTTTCATTATAGGTATAGCTAGTATACCCGCTGTAAGAATCTCCAACTTCAGCCAATGATCCCCTGCCAGTACTGGTGCTTGTTGGCCTTCCATATTTAATCAAATACTGTCCACCAGAAGTATGGAATTCAGATCCTCCAGCCCCGCCTGCATTTGAGCCTATATCTTGGCCTTTTGTACCATTTTTAGAGGCAGAAGCATCTCCGTAGCGACCACCCTCACCACCATCACCACCGATTTGACCTGCTACACCAGAGTCAGCATATGTTTGCTTTGTTATAGGGTCATAGTATCCGGCTGCGCCAGATGAACCAGAGTCACTGGATAGACTGGTTGTACCATATGTCAGTGTTGTAGCTGATCCAAGAGATCCAGCGGTTTGTTCAACAATTGCTCCGTCTCCTCCTATGCCTATGACTATGGATACAGATTGACCAGGAGTGACAGGAAGATCAACAGAGTACACTCTCCCACCAAGACCACCAAGTCCAGCTTTTCCTCCTTTACCACCTTTCTTGCCTTCGGTATAGCTGTTATTGCCAGGAGAAGCTGTAGCAGAAGAGCTATTGCCACCAGCTTTACCGGATTCTCCCGAGGATCCTCCTTGTCCACCACCGATCAACACTATGTGAAGAGAGGTGACTCCTTCAGGAATGACCCAAGAAGAGGTCTCTGTTATGAACGCCCTGTAATCATAGGTTATTGTTGTATCAGGCTGTTGGGGTACAAATCCAACCAAAGCTACAGTGTTGGCTTCAAGAATGCCGGAAATAGAGACTTCTCTTTCGCTCAAGCAAGCAGAAACAAGTTTCTTATCCCAGGGATGATACAGATTAACTACATGACCAACTCGTTCTTGGTCTACATCAACTACTGCTCTGATTTGTTCTCTGTGGGTATAATACTCAGCAAGTCTATCTGTAACAGCTGCAGAATTCACCAGAGATACAAGGGTGGCTCCATCTACAGTCAAAACATTTTCTTCTACTCCAGTAGAAACTGTTCGTTGAATAACCCTAGTAGAATGGAGATAACTCTTTCCTGTTAAGGTACCATTGCCAGCTGAAAGCACCGCATAGTTTGTTCCGCTTTTGAGAATATCAAATCCTACAGCAGATAGGTTGTGAACAGGTTCAGAAAATACAACTGTATCCCCTTCTTGAGTGACCCCCTCAAATAAAGTGACATCGTCTGTGCTTGGAGTGTAGCTGTGTTCTACAACTTCAACAGCACTCACCGGATCAAGGTATTCTACATCACAGTTTTGAGATGATATGCGGTTTGCCTCAATTGCACTGATGGTACCATCCCACAGTTTCTCAACACGAATAACGCCATTCTCATCTGTGCCAAGGTATGCTCCAATAGCAAACAGAACTTGTACAAGATTATCTCTTGCACTAGTTGTAACACCATCCGCATAAGGTAGGTATCCATACAGCTTGACTCTAGCGTATACAGTCTCTACAATAACAGGTACAGACCCACAAATTTCTTGGACTACTGTGGCCACAGACTCGCCAGTATAGATACCGCCTACATGCTTCATTTGCAAGAGTCTGCCCAGAGCACTCAATCCATACAAAGAATAATCATTTGGACCAACTCGTTTAACAGACTGCAGATAGAAAATACCTTTACGCTTTCCATCTCTGAAATACTCAACTTTGTCGTTCTTTTTGTATTTCAAGATAGAGGTATCATTACTGGTCACTGTAATAGACAAACTATTGGCTTCAAGGGAGTCTGATTTCAGTTCTTTCACTTCATACAAGGTGCCAGATGGCACCTGTATGGAAGTGTTCTCAGCGTATACCACGCCTTTGAATTTGATTGTATTTGTACTCATGTTATTTCTCCGTCAATGTCAGGCTGATACCTCTGAACCAGTGTACCCCTGTGGAAGAGTCGATGACATACTTTGCAGAAGACAAAGGCTCTACAGTGAATGTAGATGTTTTAGAGGTAGCTGTCTGCAAATCAAAATAGGTTACAGAAACATAGGCAGGAGAAATAGCTTCTACAAGAGATTTGAGCTGATTGTGATTCAACGGTATGAGAGTCACAGAGATTTGAACCTTTCTTGCAAGCAAGTCAACTATTCTGTCTCCGCTCAGCATCACCTTGGTATTTGGTCCTTCTCGGTCAACATAACCAATCTCATACCCGAGGTCTTCATCTACCCAATCTTTGATGTCAAGAGTTCCTATTGTCAAGGGTAAAGCCATGTTCTACACCCCTCATCTTCCTACAAGAATAGTTCCTCTACGAGTGTTCTCGTCCGCATTGTACTTGAACATTTTTCTCGCAAGAGTAGTACCATCCAATTCCACATTGAGATTGATGGTTTGTTCAGTTCTTTGGGGTTGAGCCGCAGCCATCTGAGCAGTCTGCTGCTTGGTGTTAATAGACTCACCCTCATGCACCTTGACAAGCATGTCCCTCGGTACATAGTCAAGTCCAGAAGCATAGGATCCTTTGGAAGACCCAGAGAATTTGCCTGCTTCTTTACCCCAGCTGGAAGCCTGATCTGTGATCCAGTTGACTGTATCAGTCACCCAGCTCTTGATATCAGTCCAAACAGATTTGAGACCATCCCAAAAGCTGGTGAACAGATCTCTACCCGCCTGATAAAGTCTTTCCATAAGACTCAGCAAAGCATTGATAGGATCTTCCTTGACTTCCTCTATCCAAGCCTTAATTTCTTCCCAGACTTCTGTAAAGCCATCTTTGATCCTGCTAAAAGCAACTTTAGCTGATTCCCAGAGGGCTTGACCGGAGTCAACAATGACTTTTCCAATCAACATCAGGAAATCTGTAGCAAGTCTTACAATAGCTTCCCATATTTTTGAATAGGCGTCTTTGAGGGCTTCCCAAGCAGCATCCCAGTCTCCAGAAAAGACCGCTGCCCAGAACTTGAAAAGATCAGAAATAACCGCAAGAGCAGTTTCAAACACGATCTTGATAGCATCCCAAACAACCTTGGCAATGTCTTGAATGTGGAGGAAATTGCTATTCCAAAGACCTACAATGAAATCCCAGGCAGTACTGATGATACTCTTGATGGACTCAAAGATCTCAGCTGTGTATTCTCTGATGTTGCCAAAGTCAGTAACCCAAGCAGCAACTAGGGCAGCAACTACTGCAATGACTATTCCAAGAGGTCCAGTCAGAGCAGTGAATACTGCAGCAAGTCCGCCAGCTCCACCAATCAGACCGATTATAGCAGAGATAGCTGTAGCCAGCTTGCCAAGTATTACCAAAACAGGACCAATCACAGCAACTATTGTAGCAATTGTGATAATGGTCTTTTTTGTACCCTCGTCAAGATCATTCAACCAGTTCAAGCCCTCTTTGAGCCAATCTACAAATTGCTGGATATAAGGCAACAACAGCTCTCCAAAAGAAATGCCAACCTCTACAAGAGTATTCTTGAACATACTCAATCTACTCTCAAAGGTGTCATATCTCTTTTCTGCCTCATTGGTCAGAGCAGTGTTCTCTTCCCAGGCAGTATTTGCTGTTTGAAGAGCATCAGACAGCTGCTCCGAAGCAAGACCCAAGGCTTTGAGCATGTTAGCTTGACGAATGCCACTCAAACCCAGCTCATCCAGTACTAGGGTTGTACTTTTCCCTCTGTCATCAAGCTGTCCAATGCCTTTGATGAACGCTTGCAGAGCAGTGATAGGAGTCGTCTCCCAAGCCTGAGCAAACTCATAGGAGCTCACCCCTGCTACATCAGCAAAAGCTCGTAAATCGTCTCCACCCTTGGCCACAGCTTTTTCAATGGCATCAAAGGTCTGTACCATAGCAGTGCCGCCAGCTTCAGCCTGAATACCTACTGAAGACATAGCCGTGGCCAAAGCCATTGTCTCGGCTTCAGTAAATCCTGCAATCTTTGCTCCAGACGCAAGACGAGTTGTCATTTCAACAATCTCAGACTCGGTTGTTGCAAAGTTATTGCCCAGATCAACTACAGTTGCACCAAAGTTGGAGACTTGCTCATTGGCTGTACCAAAGATGTTCATGACACGGGCAATACTGACTGCAGCTTCCTCGGAAGAGAGGTTTGTCGAGTCACCCATCATGATCATGGTTTTGGTAAACTGAGTCAGGCTGTCTACCCCTCGAATACCCAGCTGGCCAGCCATTTCCATGACACCTGCGATTTCAGATGCCGATTGAGGCATGACTTCGCTCATGTCAAGGATATTTTGTCTCAGTTGATCATACTCTTCCTCTGTTGCATCTACGGTCTTGCGAACACCAGTAAATGCGCTCTCAAAGTCAGAGGCAGCTGCTACTGCAGCAGTACCTATACCAACAAGTGGTAATGTCACGGATTTGGTGAGACTTGACCCAACAGAAGTCAGTGCACTACCCATGGCACCAAATTTGTCACCAACAGTAGAGGACTCAGCTTCAAAGGTCTTCATTGATTTCAGGGCTTTGTTGAAGCCTGATTCAAATCCTGATGCATCAAGCAACAGATAGCCTACAGCAGAGCCAACATCAATCATATTCTCACCCCCTTATTCATATTGAGCATAGATATCGGAAAAACTGGAATACTGCCTATGAAATACTATTTCTTCGCCAGCATCCAGTTTCCCCATGATGAATGCACAGGCTTCATCCAAGCAGTATGCAGTGTATTCATCCTTTATTGATAGTAGCTCAGACGGTGTCTTTTTGTACCTCTGAGACATTGACAGAAGGTTCATTATTTCTGGGCTTGTCACGAAAGGATTCCAAAGCCTTGACACCCTTCTGTGCGTAGTTGAACACGAACATATACTGTTCGTCTGTCAACTCAATGCCCGACTCCTGGATCTGCTTGTAAGTCGGCTCAAGGAAACAAGCATCGCACACGATATCAAGGATATCCCAAATCCCCTTCAAAGCACCAGGATCTTTCTCTGAAATCCCCTTGCCAAGGAACAGAGAGTTTGCTTTGGTCAGAAGAGAGTTGGGAATCTTTCCAGACTTGGCCAAAGCAAGCATAGAGGGTCTTTTGAGACGAGCCACAAAAGGCTGACCCTCGGCGAAATCAGGCAGGTTAACGACCTGTCCCTGAGAATACTGAGCGAGCTGCTCAATGCTTGTAATGTTATTCATAATGTCCTCCTCGTTTTATGTTCAGGCAGTCACCGTGGGAAGCGCATCAAGATAGCTGATCTTGTAGGGAGCTTCGTTGTTGTTGGGGGCGGAATTGATGGTGTACTCAGGAGCGCGGAAAACATCATCCTCACTGGTGAGAGAGATGGGAGTACCCTGACAGTTGGGATAAGAGATCTTCTCATAGCCAGTGATGATACCCGCAGCGTTGTAGATGGCAGAATAGGCATTCAGGGTGAAGATTTCGCCCTTTTCCGTGGAACCAGCCACAGGAGGAGTGTAGGAACTCACACCGAAGCCCTTATCCTCATCACCCTCTGCAGTGTGTTCACTCGTGGTCCAGTACTTGATTGTACCACCCTGAAGGATCTTCACAAGCTCAGGGTTGAACACATTATCTGTCAGGGTGATGGTGTTACCCGTGAGAGTGGTTCTGCTGGGCTTCTGCGCAATCAGAGCACCCTTTACGATGAGCTTGATTGCATCCTGTGTATCTGTCTGCGGATTAACCGCGATCTGGGAAGCGGTGTTAAGAGCGATCTCCGTAGCACCACTCCCAGCAGGAGTAACCGTGACCAAAGATACATCAATGGTCGGAATTTCATGGCCCTTTTTCGTTGCCATAGTTGTACCTCCTTAAACAATTTGTTTGAAGTTCTTGTACTGTACACTGATCATGTGACCCTTTACTGAGTCATCATAATAGGATTGAGTCTCATTGTAGGTTGGCTTGATCATAGGAACCAAACCCTTCATGGACTCTTTGACAGAGTTTACAAATTCCTCAATCGTACTGAATTCCTCTTTGGGAATGTAGCACATCAAATCATAATAGGTGATTGTGCTTGAATAATTGAGGTATTTTGAGGTAGTGGCGTCCCTGATAACAATATAGGGCTTTGTACATTCTCCTTGGTGTTGAGCAGGAAAATACACATCAAACCCATCAGCTTTCAGGTGCTTGTAGATGTCTTGAATTCTTGTTTTTTCCATTTAACTCATCCTCTCAAGAAGATTTTCAAAGCCCCTCATGATGTCATTGGAATTGGCCAGAATAGTAGGTTGTATAATAGCAAACCGTTTTTCATGAGCCAACTCAAGCCAGATACCGTAGTCAACTCCGTGAGACAAAGTGAGCTTATAGACACTGGATTGTTTAGTGACATCGCAGGTGAGCCGTTGTCTTGCATGTCCTGTTCGGTCTGTCCAAGGTCTATTTGCTCTTGCATATCCTTGAAGTTTTTGAGCCGAGGTCTCAGCGTATGCCCAGATAGCAGCATCTGCTTTATCCTCAAACTTGGTCAACCCTTCAAGAAGATTCGAGGGATCCAGTTTGAAACCTCTAGCCATCCTGGATCTCCTCGATAGAGATGTCAGCAGCCACGTTTGCCTCTGAAAGATTTTTGATCTCGCCGATCTTGTATCTCTTCCCATTGTAGGTAAGAACATAGTCATGAGATAGGAGCTTTGCATTTGTCCAGAGACAAAGGATCATGGGAGAGGGCTTTTTGCGAACTGTAGATCCCTCTGTGGCAGACTTCTGAAGATAGGAAGTTGTTTCGTGATATACCCCTTTGAATGTTACAGTGGATATGGCCACTCCATTGGGCTCTCCGAAATCATTTTTGCCTTCCTGTTTGAATACGAACCATTCACCCTGAGTGTTGATAAGGCGTTTGACCTTATTAAGTTGAAATGCTGCTGACTGCAAATCAAACACCGCCTTTCAACACGCCAGAGTGATAGGCTCTGTATCTCAAAGCCAGCCTGCGGAAGTATTTTGAGCTATCTGCTGCGCTCAACCCTGAAACGGACAAAGTTGTATCCTCGGCTTTGATGAGCAGACACTGGTATGCTGTCTGATTGTAGTCTCCACCGTTTTCTTTCAGGTAAAAAGCCAGCTGCTCATCAGTGAAGAATGGAATGTCATCCTCTCTGAGTACAATCTTCAGGTCATCCAAGCTGCTCATGTTACACCTCAGTTCTTCAGATGTTCACGGATGAGTGCACGGAGCTCTCTCTTGGAACGGATACCCTTGTGATCAATGTCAAGCTGATCAGCATAGGCTTCCAGATCATCAAAGCCCATCTCACTCAGAGGAGTTTCAGAATAATCGCGTTCCTCTTCAGATTCCTCGTCCTCATCCTTATCTTCATCATCTGCGTTGTCAGTTTCTTCATCCTCGGCTTCGTCATCATCTTTAGGGGTGAGGGGAGGGATGCCGTCCCCCGAATCGGCATCCCTATGACCCTCAGCAGAAGGAGAAGCGTTCACGATAGAGAAACCAGCAGGCTTGAACATCAGCTCAAAAGCAGATTTGGATACCCGAACAGTAGTCCGACCGTTTGTAATCGTTACCATCATGCTGGTTTCCTCCTTTCATCAAGGACCGTTTTTGATGACATCCAGGATGTAGACGCTGTTAGCAGCCTCAAAGGAGGGCAGGCAGATCATGGTGACCTTGGTCTCAACATTGACCGGATCAGCCTTTTCGATAGTGGTCACAGCCACACCGAGATCAGTGATAGAAACATTGGCAACCTTGCCGCCCATCAGGTCGGACTCTTCCGGAGTGGTACCGAACCAGGTGTTGCCCAGAGTACCCTCGGGGAACAGAGTCACGACATCATCAGGAACGAACTGAGCCGCATTGCCGGCATCGTTCTTGTAGCGCTTGCCATAGACGATCAGCTCAAGACCGAGCTCATCCATCAGATACTGGCTCAGGCGGGCATCGCTGAGAGCAGTGACCTGACCGTTGGACAGGACGAAGATGGACTTGATGATCTTCTGGTTGACACGGAGATAGCCCCAAGTCTTGCGAGTGCAAACACCGCGAGTCGGGCGCACGCCAGTGTCATCCTCGATCTTGTCCATGGCATTGCGCATATCCTCAATAGGATCGGAGCTGGTGTCAGACCAAGAGGTAGACACCTCAGACTGATGATCCGCAGGCAGACCATAGTCATAGCTGTAGGACTGGCCATTCGCGGTGACAGCAATGGCACCAGTGGTCAGAGCCATCATACGCATCTGCTCACGACGAGCACGAGCGCCCTCAAGGAGATGGAGCTCATCGGCAAAGACGCGGTTCATGACAGAGTCAATGTACGCCTGATTGCCGGTCTCGAGGACCATGTTGAGCTGCTGACGGAGCTCTTCATCGATGTAAGTGCTCTCCTTGAAGAAGGGCATCTCGGTCTCCAACTTGTCAAAGCCGATACGAGGACGCGGAACAGCGCCGACATCAAACGCGGAGGGCTTGAGAACAACGGGAAGACCGTTGGCACCCTTGATCCAGCTGAGCTTCAGACCCAGCTTCTTGTCAGCGGGGAACAGCTCCTCACCGAGATAGGGAGGCATATCCTGAATATGAGTTTCCCAATAGGCAGTCAGTTCAGGAGCCTTGACGAGATCAAAAATAGACATCTTGTGATTCTCCTTTCTTGATTACTTCAGGAACTTGATGGAAGGCATTTCGCTCTGACGAGTTGCCGTGATCAGAGCCGCAGTAGTGGTGTCAATCTTGTTCAGATCAACAAAGCCCCAGATGAGCAGAGTGCCGTTGGTGTCACCATCGGTCACGTCCACATCGTGAAGCAGAACACCAGTCGCAGGCTTGCCATTGGAAGGACTGCCAGTCTGAGCGGTGTTGTCTACAGCCTTGACAAAGGCAGTGGTGCGCTTGGTCAGATCACCACTCAGTGGAGTACCCGCAGGCACGATCTTCCGGCCATTGCGGGTGATGGAATACGCCTTGTCGACAACGATGCTGACAGAGACCTGATTCTGGACATCAAACAGAATCTGAACAGGGGCAGCACCAGTCGTCTTAGTGATACCAGTTTTGTTAAACATGTGTTCTTTTCCTCCTTGTTAGTTTTTGAAATAGGAACTTTTGACGGTGTGCTTGCTGGCTTCAGCCAGTCTCTTGCCGAGACCATCGCTACCAGAGCCAGTATTGCGTTTGGGATTGCCAGGATTGCCAGTCCCAGAACCACCCTTGCCATCCTCACCAAAGAAGGACGGATACTTGGTCTTGAGCTCTGCCAGCACCTTATCGATGGTGTTGGTTTCACTCACCTTGCTCAGAGCCAGTGTAATGATGTCATCCACGAAATCGGGATTTACACCAGCCTTGAGTGCGGAGACCTGCATCTCCAGCCGAGCAGTCTTCTGCTTTTCTGCAGACAGATTGGTTTCGGCAGTCTTCTTGGCTTCAGCATCCAGCTGAGCCTGAGTCTTGCCAGAATCGAGAATTTTCTTGGTTTCAGCCAAAACATCCTCATATTTCTGACCGTCTTTGACCTCAATACCCAAAGCAGAAAAGATAGCCTGACGAGCAGTGCGCTTCTCATTGGCCATCATACCATTGATCTGCTCCTGAGTGTAGGTCTTGCCCTCCGGTTGCTGCTGGCTTTGGTTCTGTCCCTGCTGATTTTGAGCGCCATCAGGATTATCGCCTTGACCATTGCCCTGATTGCCCGCATCTGGATCAGCAAAGAACTGAAGACCAATGCACTTGAGATTGCTGAGATAGTTCTGTTTCATGGTTTTCCTCCTTATAAATCCATGTTCATCGCACATGGTAGCGATAGTCCAGTCGTTCTTTACCCGCTTCGCTCTGGTAGAAAGCGCCATCAAACTTCTCGGCCAGTATGCGGCGTTTGAAGTCTAATTTATTGTTAAGTCGCTGGATTTGTGTTTCCAACTTTGAAGGACATGGCTTGCATTTGTTGGCATACCCTCTCTTGCGCATGTGGAGCCATTTCAGGCGTTCAAGGATCTCATTCGTCTCCCAGTCATCCAACACCACAGGATAGGACTTGCCGCAGTGTGGGCAGGAGAGGAGTGTGACATAGGTATTGTATTCAACACCCTCCAGTTCAAGCACAAGTTTCTTTTCCTCAACCATGTCAAGAGTCAGCTGAATGTCCTTATGGCAGAGGTCACACGTGGTTGTGTTTGTCATCATAATGATACCTCCAATAAATTATACTCTCCGTATATTTTCACGTATATTATACTATAAGTATAATAAAAAGTAAAGCCCTTTTTTCGAGGGCTTTACAAGGAACTGAAAAATATTTTTAGATATGAGTGCAGATAAAATCAGCGATCTTTTCTAGCTCTGCCGTAGTGTCCTCCTCGAGGACGGAGAGCCACTCGGAAGGGATGGCTGTGTAACCGTACCGAGCGCCCGCTAGACCACCGGAGAGCGCAGCGATAGTGTCTGCGTCACCGCCGTCATTCACTGCCCCTAAAACGGCTTTACGGAAGGATCCTTTTTGAGCCCAATAGATAGCATTACTCAGGGTATACTCCACGTGCCCTTTCGGCTCAACATGTCTATAGATAGGGACTGGACGATCCCGCAGATAGTCATTCACTGCCCAATAATAGATGTCAACTGCGGAACAACATGTATTATTGGAGTGTGTCAGATTGGACTGCTGCCAAGCTGTATACCGATCTCCCAAAAGGCAAGGAACAAGGCAGCGCATGAGACCACCATTGCCAAGATCCTCTCTGTGAGCATCCCATTGATGTTTCCTATTACATGAGATCCACTCTTTCCAAGGTTTGCCACGATTAGCATAGATAGACCGCATACAAGTTGTACCCACATCAATGGGTCCGGACTCCAGCCACTCAACGAAGTTTTCGCTGATCTGCTGAATGATGGTGTCTGTACTACCCCAGTGTTCCATAATGGCTCGTGCCACACAGAGCATCATCTGAGTGTCATCAGTGACTTTGCCTGCTTTGAGGTTGAGCCAGCCCCCGCCTATGATTTGATCTATCATTCCATACTTGAGCTTGATGCTTTTAGCACTCATGAATTCTGTGGTTGCTCCCATGGCATCACCGATAGCAAATCCAAACAGAGATCCCCTGACTTTATCCTTTAGGCTGGTATTCATTGCAGTCTCCTCCCTTCAGAACAGTGTTCGGCTTGTTGTGGTACTTCTTGCACCTAGAGGTATTGCCATAGACCTGCCTGTCTGAAAGCACAAACTTACAGTCTTTACAAACAAGATCCTTGTTGGTAATGCGTACACAGGCTTGTGCTTCAGACCCAATGCGACTTTCCATGCTCATGATACATCCTCCTCACTTCCAGCGACCGTTATACAGCTCTTCAGTAGTCCCATCGCGCCAGTACACATTCCGACGGATCCAACCATTGTTCTGATTGGTTTCAACCTCAATATAATCTTTCTCAATGGTAGTGATGGTGTCTTCTCCACTCTCATTTGTACCAACAAGAACAGAGGGATAGTCCTTTTCATGGTCCATCAGTTCCACCAATGCAGCATAATTCTTCGGGTTGATAGAGATAGTCTTGTTTTCCATTATCTTTTCCTCCAGATAAATTACTAGGTTTTCACCCGTGACACCTATTATAACTCCATCTCTTGGAAAAGTAAAGCCCTATTTTACAAAATCAAGAAATAATTTCCATGAACATGCGGATCTTGGAAGTTTTGTGTCCATCCGAGTCCTCAATTCGCAGCACTTTGACCCGAGTACCAGCATTTAACAAAGTCTCGCCCTCAGCTGTACCAAACTTTGAAATGCCCATGATTGATGACCCCTGAGTGCCTTTGGGAGCATAGAAAACTATCTCAACATCGTCAGAAAATCCTCTGTCCCAAAGTGAGGATGTGCTTGTAAATCCTTTGTATTCACCCACAAGACCGGAATATCTTTTGTTCAGCTCTGCTACAGAGAGTTGCTCTAACATATCTCTGTTAGCTTCAAAGTTTCCACCAATCAAGCCTGCCAGATCCCCAAGATCTGTGCCACGACGTAACACCATTCCTTTGGTAAAGGCAGATTTGCTCAAGGCTTGTTGTGCTTGCTGTAGTCTTGGCAAATCATCGCTGTATAGATCTTTTGTGTCACCAGTTCTGAGATACCAATTCCAACGCCTAAAAGCATTTCCAGTATAGGCTCTCAAGGCATCTTTTTCAACACCCTCGAATTTCTTGAAGGCTTCCTCTTCAATATCAAGCATTTCATTGAGCTCAACTTGCTCTATCATACTGATCCATTGATCTGCCGGAGGGATACTACCACTAGTGTTGTTCATCTGAGTATCTCTTTGAACATTGGCCAGCTTGTTTGGATCAACACCAAGGCTTTCCATCCAAGCATCGATCTCTGGGTCAGCCTTTCCTGTAGCCCAGTCTCCCAGTCGGTTGCTGATACCTATCAGACTATCACTCAAGGCTGCTTCAAAGGTACACATTCCGTTTGGATGATCAAGAGGCAGCAAATTCTTGGGAAAATGCTGACCATTCCGCTCTGCGCAGATTTCACACATGCGCTCACCGCCAGATGCCAACCAAACGTACTCCTCAACAAATGGGTTGTTTCTGGTCGTCTGTACAAAGGCTTGCTGATAGGCATGAGAGACCATAGTGCGCGCAAGTCGTTGAGCAGAATAGTCAACTTTACGTCTGGTTCCAAGGTAAACCTTGTTCCAATCCCATTCTTTCTTGGCACTGGGATTGAGATACTTCTCCAAGTCCTTGGCAATGTCATAGGCGCTCTTGTTGGCAGCAATACCCTCAGCCACTACAGTGTTGATATCATACTGAGTTTTCATGTGGTCTTTCCAAAGAGCTCTATCCAAAGACCATTTTCCTCTGTACAGCTGTCCTGTAGCGACTGATTTCACGATTTGAGTAGGAACTTTGTAATACGCCCCCTCAATGTTGAGCCCGACTTTCTCGAGAAACTTTTGATTGTCATCAGCAACAGCTTGAGCAGCCGATTTCATGTTTTCCCTGATTTCACCCTTGAGAGCTTGTTCAGCTGCTTTGAGTTGTTCATTGAGCTCCTTTTTGAGAGCATTGAGTTGAGTCTTGTACAAAGGGGAAGAGGGAGTATTAGGCAGATTCCGCGCCTTTCTACCAACAGACTGTGCTGCTCTCTTGTAGATCTGTGCTATATGCTTTTCTTGCTGCTGAGTCAACTTCACTCGAGTCTGTTCAGCGGTGTTGAGATTGATCTTTGCCATAATACTCCCTCCTCATCAAGCCTTGATGCCCCAAACGGTGATGACTGTACCTGTAGTGCCGATAGGCTTTGAACCACCATTGGCCAAGATAGTCAGCGAAGTGATGGAATTAGCAATGGGATAGTCATTACTGGCCAAACAAAGCACGTCCTCTGGCTTCATAGCACGAGCATATACACTCAGGACTTGCCAGCCTTTGATCATACCGCATCCAGACAAGATCTCGCACTCTCCAACAAAGAACCGAGAGGTGTCAGCCGAATTATTGATTTCAGCTGCAGAGAAATAGGGCAAAGCATTGGGTCTTGCTTGGATTTGAGTGAAATGGTCACTGGTAGCAGTCACAATCTCGCATTTGAACCGGATCTTGGAATACCCTTCAGAGAATGGGATGGTCAGCTCATTTTGATCGCCAGAAAGAGTGACTTTGGCAGCTTGTACCCATGTTTCTCCTTCACGCATACAGTCATCCACATACTTCTTGCTGGCAGCGTGCTTGTCTACTGTAGGAGTATCAGATACAAACAGTTGACCTTGAGAAGTGTACCTAGCAATCGCATTGGCAGAACCAGTATTAGATACAATGCATTGATCCTGATTGGTGCCATTTGTACAGTAGGCTCTCAGCTGATCTTTGACTCCAGCAGCTGCGGTGAGCTTCTTGTCAAGCTCCTGCTGTAGAAACTGCTTGGTCACGGCTTCAAGCGCCTCAACAGGATCCCTGGAAAGGATCAGAGGACCAAGAAGCGTACCTCCAAGAAGCTGGATATACTCACCCTCCAAGTCATGATCAGCCCATTCATCAATACCGTTTGTGTGGAGATAGTGAATGGCTCGAGTGAACACTGTATCCCCTTGATCTCTGACAGTAGTATATCCAAAGGTAAATGCGGCTGCACTTCCATCGGCTACAAATTCAGCTGTCATCAGAGGAAATTCACTGCCATTGACATGAGCCACAACAGGCTGATGCGATTCATAGGCTTCCTTGATCTCATCAAAGGTCTTGTCAGCAGTATAGGTTTCTTCGTCTTCTGCTTCTGTCAAAGCAATGACAAACTTCTTGCCGTCTGCGCCCTTGGCTCCTTGGGGAATGCCGAAAACTAGCTTCAATACACCCTCAACGATTTCCTTCTTTACAGAAGCAGGAGTACCAGCAGGCAGAGTCTCAGCCAGTACCTGCATAGCATTGATGGCTTTTTGCACATTCTCAGCATCCTCGGCAGATTTTTGTGCATTTTCTGCGCTTTTATCGGCAGCAGCTGCACTTTTACCTGCGGCATCGGCGCTACCTTGAGCGTTTTCAGCATGTCCTTTGCTTGCTGCTTCAGCTTCTTTGATAGCTTTGATGAGATCATCGTATAGGTCAGGAGTGGGAGGGACAGATGGAGTCCCTCCGCTCTCAAAGCCTTGAACCAATGTGAGAACCAGCTCATTTGCTGTAGCAATCACCGAAGTCCCAGCTGTACCTCTGACTCTCAAACAAGCCTCACCCACGCCCAGCTCAGTAGGAACAATGCATTCGTTGTCGATTATGTCAATATTGATAAGCTGATCCCCCTGCTTGAACTGTGCAATCTTGGTGAATTCGTCCCAGTCGGCAGAGAACAGAAATTTGATTTTGGAGAATTGAGACTGACCTACAGGGATGGGATAGCTTTTGCCATACAACCGGAGTTGGTCTCTTTCAATGACTACTGTATTCATTCTTCAATCTCCTCTGTTTCTTCCTCTGTCAATTGCGTCTCAACAGGCTGAGTGAAAGCATCCTCCAAGATCTGACGCTCCAAAGCAATCTGACGGAGCTCATCGTCAGCTTCATGATCAGTCAAATTGCGCCACTTCTTCATGTAGGCTTTGCGGCTCATTGTCTGAGCAGTTACCTCAGCCAAGTCAGTCTGCTTCTCTTCAGCCTCATCTTCGGGCAGAGGATACTGATTGTCTACACGCACGCCGTATGCAACAGTGGGGAGAGCTACATTGATGTAGAACTTGGCTGCTTCAGGATACAGACGCACACCCTCAATGATGGACTTCACCATCAGCTCAAGGGCAGGACGCCAGGCAAGCATCTTCTCTTCACAGCGCACAATCAGATCCCAATAGATAGCCTTCAAGGTCTTGCCAGAAGATACAATACCCTTCAAAGCTTCAGGGTTGACATTGGGCACAGCAGTCTGCTCATACATGGCGTTCTTGATACGGTTCAAGGTTGTATCAAGCGCCGTGCTGTAACTCATGGGAGAGTCAAGCACACCGACCTGAGCATAAGCACCGTCAACGGATCTGTTTTGATCAGATGCAAGATCCCAGTATGCGCCAGCCGCAACACTCAAGTTACTTGTGCTTTCAGGAGCAGCGTCAATGGTGTAACGGATAGGGTTCATTCCCTTGCGCTCAGCATCCATATCAGCAGATGCCAAACGGCTATACCAGCTCTCCTGATCAACCAGCTGAGCAATCTCAGATGTACCAATCAAATCGCCAGTCAAGCCATCATTGATAATGACATAGGCAGGGATAAATTCAAAGAGAGTCTTGGTCTCAGGAGCAACAGTCTCAACAAGCTCTCCCAAGCCATTGTAGACCTCTTCGCTGTACCAACAGAAGCCGTCCTGCAGCCAGTACTTCTTCTTGTAGATGCGCTGATCGGTCCTGGATTTTTCATCATTGAGACCATAAAAAGCAACGATCTTGGTCAGCTTATTGCAATCGCTGGGATCTACATCGTACACAAATTCCAAGCTCGGAAGAAAAGATACCTGAATGCCCTTTTCCGTGTTGATATTGTACATGAGAGCCACACGCTTGCCAATGAAACAGTCTTTTGCCGCCTGCAACAGAGCATTCTTGAATTGGTTTTTCTCAAGCACCCTGTCAACCAGCTCTTGATATACAGACGCTGCTTCTCGTGCTGCTTCGTGCTGTTCAACAGTATCACCAAGGTTCACGTCCACCCAAATATCAGGGGACTTGGAGAACAGGAAGCGAGCTTCTTTGTTCAGCAGGGAAGCAGCCATCTTGTACCGTAGATCAGCAGGCACATAGTCCTGTGTAGTATCAACAGCGAACTGCGCGCCCTTTTCATACACATCATACAGCTTGATGATTTCATACATATCCTGCAGAACAGCAGAACCATACAAGCCCTCCAACTCGCTCTTGATCAATCCCGTAGGGATATTGAGCATCCTTGTCACATCAACTTGAATACTATCTTTTGCCATACCTCATACCTCCTTTGGTCCATGGCAGAGCTTTACAATCACTTCTTGTTTTCTTGAGTCTTGTCCAGGAGTTCCTGAGTCTTCTGGGACTGAGTGCCGAAATAAAACGCAATGATGGAGCTTTCAATCAGCATAAACTGTTCCCCGCTGATCTTGCCCACAACAAAGCCATACAGAGTCCCTGCCGTGCACATAAGAGTTACAAGGCTCTTAACACTGAGCAGATTCGCCAGACGCTTCTTCACAATATCCATTTGTTTCCCCTCCTTTCTCTATCGTTTTGCCGAAGATACCCCCTGTATTATGTTCAAAGGTATTTTCAAGAACTTTGAGAAAGCCAACGCCCAAAATGGTATGGATCGCTGGTTCAGAAAGCTCTGCCATGGTGTAGACTTGCTGTAGCATCACCGTGGAATAGATAGCAATGCCATAGCTGATGAATACCCAAACAAGGGCTGATATTTGCGTTGTGATGAATATCATGCGAGTGATGCTCATCAACTTTGCTTTGGTCAAGCGTTTGCCGCCTTTGCTCATACTGTTTCTCCTTTCTTGCTGTTGCGGGATAGCTGTTTGATATCTGCGACTTCATATCCATCAAGAGCGTACCAGATTGCTGAGAATGTGTGCGGATCTATGTTGAACTCATCATAGATGAGGTTGTCTTGTTTATCCTTGGCATAGATGAGTGTAGACAGCTCCCGTATTGTGTTGGGGCAATTGGGAGAACAGATAATCTTGCGGAAGCGCTTGATTTTCCTCGTGTTTGCCAACCTACTGCCCGCATATTTGTGACAGCCTCTCATCCTGAAGCCAGATTGACGATAAAATGCAATAGCTTTTGGGTCTTCACAGTCGGCAATGATCTGAACCTTGTCAAGCCCATCCTTCTTGAGCTCTTTCTCCGTCTTGTCATCAGTCATATGGTTCTTGTAGTATTCATAGTAGATGTAGAGGATCTTCTCCGCGTCATCTACAGCGAGCTTGAGAACCGCATTGTAAGACTCTTCAAAGCCAAAGTCCATACCGCAGAACTTGAACCTATCAGGAATAGCAGACACTGCTGCCATGACTTGCTTGTGCGATTTAGCCCCCTCAAACTGCGGCAATACCTTCTTGCCATTGAGACCGAAGCGACCCAGACGAGCAATTCTGTACAAGTCAGGATCGTATTCCTTCATCTGGTCAAGCGTATCAATGTAGGACTGCGGGAGGAACAGATTGTCATCAGCCACACTGTGATGGTAGTACACTCCATTCTTGACAATGGTTCTCAGCTTGTACAGCCGAGCATCATCCAGAGTGACATGTTCAACTCCGTCCTCATCCATTCTCTTGAAGAAGTGCTGATAGACCCAGTTTTCTGTTCCAACCGGATTTGTACTTAGGATGAAGTGCATGGATAGGGTAGGATGACGCAGACGACCGAGCAACTCCTTGTAGCCTGCATATTTGATCTCAGAGCACTCTTCCAGCCAGACGATAGTCACGCCGTTAATGGACTTGAGTTTTGTTGGTCTATCCATTCCTTTGAAGATGATCCTGCTTCCGTTGGGGAACTTGATCAGCATCGGAGAGGTTGTACAACGCACCTTTTTCCTGCTTGTACCAATCAAGTCAAACTCTTCAAGGATCTCAACAAGTAGGTCATAGCAACTCTCACGGATAGTATCAAAGACTTCACGCACCACCAAGACTTTGCGTTTCTCTTGCAAGCACTTGAGGATGATCTTGAGTGCTACATGATAGCTTTTCGAGCTGCCATACCCTCCCACAAGGAGATATGTCTTGTAGTCCCAGTCCCAAAGAAAGTCCTCAAACCGAGGATTGACTTCTTTGTCAACTCTCATCCTCTCTCACCTCACTGAGCACCTTTATAATATATAGGTATAGGCGGATCTTGCGTTGTATGTTGGTCACGGCTTTGGTATCCTTGCGACCTTCAGCCACTTCAAGGTTGATCTTTGCCCTGCGGAGCTGACCCTCAATGAACCTCAATGCCTCCTCTCTCATTCAGACTCTCCTTTCTTACCTCTGACGATGTTGATGGTGAGCTGATCATCGTCATCACCCTCTTCAAGCAGACGTTGTTTCAGCTCAAATTCCCTCTGTTTCAGCTCAAGCTCGGCACGCATCTTCTCAATCTCTGCTCTGGCTTTTTCAATGCCAGCTGCGGTATAACCCTCACGCCAGTTGAAAGCTGCATCAAGGACATACTGTCCACCCTTCTGACCATCTCTATCATACAGGCGCTTCTCTGCATAAGACTCGATCCTCTGCTTGGCAGTAGCAATCACATTGGCAAAGGTCTTGACATCGTCTGTATCTGCATGCATCTCATCCAAGATTCTATCAACCTTGCCGATCTTGTATTTCTTGATAGCTTCCGTTGTAACACCAAGATACAAAGCCAAACCTGACACTGTATAAGGACAAACTTGACCCCTTAAAAATGTTCCGTCCTCTTTTCTGATTGGTTGTCCCTTGTTATCAAAAATGACCCCGTTACAAGACTCCCAATACTCCCCAATCTTGCCTTCCAACTGTTCAACCGAAATAAACTTGGGACGACTACCTTTTGTTGGATTTAGACGCCCAAGCATTGGTTTATGTAGGTTTCTAATGCCTCTCATGTCCAAAGCTACATGCCGCTCATCCAAGAACCGAGACCGGACTACAGGGAACTTGGGGACATCGATTATGATCTGTTTCTTTGCCACAATAATTTTTCTCCTTCCTGCACTGTTGTACGACTACAGCAACTATACCTTTATTATACTCTCCGTAATCGAAAAGTAAAGGGATTTTCCTCTATTTTACCCGAAGAAGTTATAGATCCTTGTACTTTTACAACATTTTCTACCGTTCTCTCCTTAGTTTACCGATACGCCATCGTAATCGTTTCATTTTCTCCCAATATTACCCGAGGGAGTAGTGGTCCCCTCGTTTCCCCTATTTTCTCCCCGCCTATTCCCTATTTTCTCCCTATTTAGTTCCGATCTCGCCACCTCGTTAGACTTTAGCGTATTAAATCGTCTCGGAGATTTTCTTACAAGATTTTCCTCCTTTACAGTCTTGTAAAGTAAATCTAAAAATAGGCGAATTTCACAACAATTACCTATTTTCAAAATAAAAATAGGCGGATTTTTCGTGCATTTTCGTCGCATTTAACAGGTATTACCCCGTGGAGTAATCCCATTTTAGGTTTTCGCATCCATAATTTATCCATCTTTGTTGTCGCCTATTTTTAATTTATTTTTTAGCGTACGAGAAAATAAATATTATATAATAAAATACAATAATACATAATACAATAAATAATAAAATATATTTTCGTATATATAAAAAGTCGAACGAAAAATAGGCGGATTTTCACAAGGATCCTTGGGACTATTTTTAAAATCGTCATTACCCCGTGGAGTAATCCTCTGTAATTTACAACACCCACTCCGCCTATTTTTATTTCCTAAAATAGGCGCATTACAAGGATTTTTACCTATTTTTAGCCTATTTTTATTTTTCTCCCCCGCCCCACTTTCCAACATCCACAAGTTTTCACAATAAATCCATCATCTTTCCCAAGATCCGAAAAATTTTTACAAAAATTTTGAAAAAACACTTTACTTTTCCGAAAATCGGGAGTATAATGTGTATTGTAAGGTTGAGCTGAGGATAAAACAGAATGCTCACTGATCTTCCCCTCCTTCACGGAGCTCAAGAAGATACATAGCTGCGAAAGGCAACCTCAGCTCACCTCACGCCGCTTCACACCATCTCACATCGCTTCAAACTTCAAGGAGGACAACCAACTATGTCTACGCATATTGTTCCTACCAGTACTAAAGAAATCTACACTCTTAGACGCAAAGTCCTTGTCAATCAATATAGCGAAATCGTTACTCCATACAAGCAGTTCCATGATGACCGTCGTATCGCTTACAACACCTACAACATGATGCTCGAAGTTTGTGATGAGATGATCGCTACCGATACTATCATCACTTCTGCATCCATTAGAGTAGCAGTCAATGAGCATCTCAACGAGATGTGTGATGAGATCAACAGTATCATCAAGCGCTTCAATCATGTTGTTCCCGACAAGTATAACAACTGGCTTCCTGAGGAGGATTGATATGACCCCTACCACTACCACATTCGTACTCATTGGAGTTCTCACACTCACGCACTACCTCATGAAACTCATCACATACCTCGATACTCCCCGCTCCAAACATAGGAGGACCACAAATGACTTATCACTTTGAAATACCTCACAAAGGACGTCCCAGTTCTCCCTGCGACCTTCATTGTACCGAGCGATCTGCAACTTGTCATGCTACCTGTTCAAAGTACAAGGAGTACGAATCTCTCAAAGACCAGTACTACAAGGACAATCTACCCTCTGCGGCGACTTTCCCGGTCACTGCAGCGCATAAATCCCGCAAGCGCAGTTTCTACAACCACTCCTCGCACTAGACCTCGCACCTGTACACTTACCACCCCCGCCTCATCCGCGCACTAAATCATCCAAGAAAACACACCAAATTTACCGAAAGGAGATCCTCCCATGAAACTCATTCCCACCCCACTTCACCTCATCTACAGCACCAAGCGGATTTCTATCGCTCCCGTCAGGTACAAGCTCATCTCTATCCTCGACGAGTTCCACAACTCCTCTGACCAAGCCGTCAAGATCGAGTTCTCCCCAGAAGAGTTCTGCCATTCTCACTCGGCACAGGCGTCTTTCATCAAGTGCATAAACCTCCATCCCCAAGCATACGCAGGCATCAAATGTGTAGTCCGTGGTGGAGATCTGTATCTCATCAAAGTCAATCTGACAGCACCGACGCATACTCGCGCAAAGGAGGACTGACACATGGAGTTCCAGTCATTTGAAAATGGTACCAAGCTCATCTATAGACCTACACAAACTACAATCACAGCAGAAACCTATTTCCGCACAGACTTCACCACTCACAAAAGGATCACTGTGTACAAAATGCCGGACGGATCGATCGTTGCATACACAGACAGTAGCACAGGACTTCTCACAATGAGTGCCAAATTCTACGAGCTCTACAAAGACGAGCCGGAACTCACCCTGATCCAGCAGGATGTTGGGAACTACAATCCGCAGACCTATGTCTTATCTGAGGACTTTTAAGGAGGACGACAATCATGAATAGTATTTCTATTGGTTTGGGCAACTTTGTCAACAGTGACCATGTGTTGGCTATCGTCAGCCCCGAGTCCGCTCCGGTCAAGCGCATCGTGCAGGACGCTAGAGACCAGAACAAGATCATTGATGCCACCTTTGGTCGTCGCACTCGAGCGGTCATCATCATGGACAATGGTGCGGTCACACTCTCGGCAATCCAGCCGGAGACTATCATCAATCGTAACAAGGAGGGATGATCTTGTTTGGCATTAACAGGCTCAGGACTGAGAACATCCAGCTGCGCAATCGGATCCAAGACCTTGAAGAGCGGTTGTGTCCCTGCGAGTCTCATGATTACAAGGAGATCCATAGAGAGCTCATCATAACTGTAGCAGATTGTGAAACTCTCAGAACATACAAGTGTAAACGCTGCGGCAAAGTGATCAAGAAATATGACTGGGAATAGGAGGTACAACAATGAATAATAAGCCATCTATTGCAGAGAAGGTGTTGGTCAACTTCATTCTGGGGATCTTCGATGGTCTCTTTAAGAACACTAAACACAAGAAAAGACACCATTTCTGATAAGGTATCAAATAGGAGAATATCATGGATATCTACAATCAAATGCGAGATGATTTGGATCGTGTATCAAGAGATCTGCTGTTGAAACAGATCATTATCAATCAAGCTGCAATGCTGGCTTGTGAGATGGAACGAGAACACAGTGATACAGTACATGAGCTCTGTCAGAGAGCACTTGACCTATCAAAACGGCTTGTAGGAGGAACAGACAGTGTCTGAATACATTAAACGCGCAGATGCTTTGAAAGCTCTTAATACTTTAGGGGGATTTGAAAAGACCTCTACAATGTTTAAGAAGATACAAGAAGTGCCCTCTCTTGACATAGTCCTCTGTAAAAACTGTCGTAATGCTTGTGTGTTTGATTATACCTTGTATTGTACATATTGGAGTAGAAACACCAGGGAAGATTGTTTCTGTCAAGAAGGAGAGGAGAAAACTGTATGAATAATCCAAGGAATGATATCGACCCTATGGAACGAATTCATCAGGTTGTAGAACAATATCCTTTATCTTTTGAGGATTGTGCTGATATTTTGGAAAATGCTGCTCCTCTTGCCGGAGCACTAACCAAAGATGGATTGCTCAAGCTGCTTGATAACTATACAACACAACTATGTGGCAAGGAGAGAATGGATAATGCATTGTCCTGAATGCGGTTCGAGTCAGATCTTTGTAATAGACAGCAGACCCAGAGATGGTATCAATGCTGTTTGGAGAAAACGCAGATGCAATTCTTGTGGTTATACTTGGAATACCCTAGAGCAATCAATTGCTGATATCATGAAAAAGCACATGAAACAATCAACAGAATAGCAAAACAATACCTCAAGGATTCCTTGGGGTATTTTCTTGTAAAAATTTTCTAAAATCTTGATTTTTCTTCAAAATTGCACATTTTGATAACTATACTGAACAAAACTTGTATCTTTTGATTGGTTATATACAGATTATGTAACTTTATCTTGTAAAATCATGACTTTACTTTTGTAAATTTTGGGAGTACAATAAGTCCATAAGTTGAGGAACACCAAACTTTAAGGAGGATTACAAAATGGTTACGATTTACAAGGACAAGCGCACTGACAAACTGTATGCTCTGAACGAGATGATCACCATGGGTGCCAAGGTCAATCTGGTGCAGATGGGCGGCAAAGAAGACAAGATGGTTTCCCCTAGCACTCTCAAGCGTTGGTTCACCAAGTGGGACGAAGCTCAACAGGTTGTTGAGATCAAGGCTTTCACCGGAATGATCATTGGTTGGTTCAAGGTTGCCTCTGAAACTGCAGAAACCTATTCCGTCTTTACCAAGCAGGACAAGCTCCTTGAATTTAGCAAGGACACCTATGTCCAGACTAATGCCAAGAACCCCAAATTTGCCAACAACATCGGGATGATGCTCGGTTATCCCATGGTATTTTAAGGAGGACAAGACAATGACTGACATGAACAAGATCGCTGAGAAAGTCCAGAAGCTGCTCAATCTGGCCGGCAACAATCCCAATCAGGAAGAAGCGCAGGCAGCGCTCCTCAAGGCTCAGGCGCTCATGGCACAGTACAACCTCGATATGGAAGCTCTCAACGGTGAGGAGAAGATCCAGTATTCGTTTGAGATCTCCAAGATCAAAGCCAATCCTCGGGCACGGGCAATCCTGAATGTCATTGCTGAAGCCTTTGCTTGCAAGCCTCTCATCTCTGCAAACAAGAGGTGCGGATTCTTTGGTCGCAAGGACAACGCTGAAGCTGCCAAGACCTGCATGGAATTCATTCATCGTACATTGGAGCGCGGGATCAATCAGGCTTGCAAAAAAGAAGGACTTGTCTCTTCTGCTGTAGCTGGTGCTTCTGATATCTACAATGGGTATGCTGCAGGCTTCATCAAAGGTCTCAAGGAAGCTGTCTCTGCTCAGACGGTTGCTCTGGCTGTTGTAGTCACCGAAGATGTCAAAGACGCCTATGCCAAGAGATTTCCCAATCTGGGTACATTCCATGGCAAAGCCACTACTTACAACCCCAAGTACACCGGAGCATACAATCAAGGCTACACCGATGGCAAGAGCTCCATGGGGAAGCGCAGCTTGAAAGCCTGATTGCGAAAGTCCCGAGAAACTGCGATAGGGTGAGATTGAGTCAGGTATTTGCGGAATTTCGCTGAAATAAACCGCTCAATCTCCCCTCTTTTCGGGCTTTACTTTTGCCCGTGTTGGGAGTATACTACTCATATTCTATCTGATGGAGGATGCACAATGGAAATCAAATCTGTGAATGATCGCAAAGCTCAGCTTGAACAACTCCTCAAAGAGTCAAAGATTCCTGTCTCTGTATTCCCTTGGTTTTGGCTTCAGACAACCGATTTCTTCACTGCTCCGGCTTCAAAGGGTCATCACGCAGCCTATCCTGGTGGATTGTTTGATCACAGTCTAAATGTCGCAACTGTGCTTGTCAAGCTCACCGTGACTGGCATCTGCAGTCCTTGGGGAAGACCGGAGAGTCCTGTCATTGTAGGTCTGCTACATGATGCCACCAAGTTTGGGCTGTATGTCCCTGAAACAGATCCTACTACCGATCGCATGTATAAGATCAATCCCAACTATAAGGCGCTGGACCCCGTACACGGTGCTGACTCTGTGGCAAAGCTCAAAGAAATCATGATGCTCACTGAAGAAGAGGAAGCCTGCATCCGGTATCACATGGGAGCATACGAGGTTGATGACTGGGATGGGTATGATAAAGCCATCAAAGCATTCCCGAATGTGCTTTGGACTCACACCGCAGATATGTATGCGTCTAAACTGATGGAGGTTGATGGATGAAGACGAGAGAAGAACGGCGTCGATCCAGAAAACTGCTGATCCTGTCTGCTTGGGTGCTGCTTGTTTTGTACATAGCTGGATTGATGGCAGCTATTGTTTTCTGTAGGGCAGAACCTCCGGCAGAAGAACAGGATCCTATACCTGCTGAAACAGCTCCCGTCAAAATGCCTGAGATGACAGAAGAGGACATTGAATTTGAACTGCTTTGTCAACAGGAAGCAAAGATGCCAGAGCTGGCATGGGACTTTGAGCACGTGGTTGCAGTAGTTGCAGCTGAATGCCGAGGAGAGCCATACGAAGGTCAGGTTGCTGTGTGTCAATGCATTCTTGAGACCTCAATTGCAAGAGGCATCACCCCTGAAGAAGTAGTTGATATGCCCAACCGATACGCGGATCCTCTCAATAATGAGGAAGCAAAGGAACTTGTTCGGGATGCTTGTATCAACACCTTTATACTAGGGGAACGAGCTACAGATGAGCCCATTGAATACTTTTATTCTACTGTGGGAGGATTTGAGTCCTATTGGCATGAGACAGCTTTAGAGTATGTGATGACAATAGGCAATCACAAATTCTTCAAGACTTATGGAAACTACAGCTTTGACTGGGAGCTTCAAGGAGGAGAAAGATGAGAACCAAACCAAAAGACACCCTGTTCTGCGGTGTAGATGAGAGCAAAATCAAACACGCAAAGCCCACCCTCAATGTACGCAATCTCAAGTATCTGTACCAATTCATCACCCGTCGGTACAACATTCATCTGAAGAAGGATGTATTGGGAGAGCCCAAGCCTTGGACCAAAGACTCTGTACTGAGAGAATTCCGCTTCACCAATGTGCGTCGTGAGCATGACCGTGAGACCAAGTGGCTCATTGAGCATATCACATCAAACAATGATCTGTCCTATGAAGACAAACTGCTCAACTGCATCCTGTTCCGGCTGTATAACAAGCATGAGACCTCTGAGCTGATTTCTCAGCCCATTCATTTCAGTGAATACAAAGACTGGGACCCTGAAGCCTATCGTTCTCTCTTTGAAGCAGCCCTTGCTGAAGACAAGCACCGCATCTTCTTCACCGGAGCTTTCATCACAGGAGGGCTGAAACGCGCTCTGAAATGGTATCTGCCCAAGGATGATCCCAAAAACAGCATGGAAATGCGTATGCTGTGGTTCATGAAAGTCCTCATCAATGATCAGGTCACCAGAAAGATCAAGCGTGCCAAGACCCAGAAGGACGTGTTTGATCTGCTTTGTTCCTATGACGGTCTCGGCGCATTCCTGTCATATCAGATCTTTGTTGATATGACCTATATTGAGGACTTCCCATTCAGTGAGAATGAGTTCACTGTTGCTGGTCCTGGGTGTCAGATGGGGCTCAGATATCTGTTTGACGACAGAGATGGGATGAGTTATGAGGAGTGCCTGTTTTGGCTCAGGGATCATCTTGAAGATGAGTTTGCCAAGCGTTTAGGCAAGGACTTTGATCCAAAAGAGTTGTTTTGGGATCTGCCTGAGTACGACCGTTGCTTGAATGTGATGAGCCTGGAGAACTGCTTCTGTGAGCTGTCTAAATATATCCGAGCCAAAGACGGAACTGGCAGACCTCGCAAAAAGTATGAGGGGGTCTAAGTATGGTCCCGGTATTCGTGCCGTCCTATCGGCGTCCTGATGCACTTTTCTTGAAGAGAAGCGTGCTCTATAGGTTTCCGCTGTACATTTTCGTGCGGAAGGAAGAGGAGGACTCCTACGCATGGCTACGTCGCAGAGAAGACACACATATTATCCGTTTGAAAAATGTGTATGACATCGGTACTACCCGTCGAGCGATGTTCAACTATGCTGTTCATAAGGGCATTGACAAGATCTTCATGATTGACGATGATGTGGGCAGACTTGACCTTTCCATTTGGGACCCAAAGAAGAAGGTGGTTCGTGCTTCTGGCACTGTCAAGGGCGCACCCGAGGACTGGAGAGTTGTTCTCAAAGCCTGGGAAAAGCTCTGGAAGAATGAGGCTATGCTGGGTGCATCCTATAGACCATTCAGTTGGTCAATGAAGCAAGAAGATCTTGGTAAAAATGTTCGGGCGCAACTTCAGCAAGCTGTGGGCGTGAATGTCAAGCTCATTCATGAAGCAGGGCTCAACTATCAAGCCAATGATGCGGTTGGCAATGAAGACCTGTTCCTTCAGCTGGAATGCTACCAGCACGGTCTTGAGTGTGCAAAGGCAACTTGGATACAATATGACTGTGCAGCTATGGGAGCTGGAGAAGGTGGTTGTAATGCTTCAGAAGCAGGCTCCATCCAGGAAAAGCAACATCGCAGAGTCAAGCAGTTTGTAAAGGCTTGTACAGATCCCAAATTGATCAAAATTGCCACAACCAAATCCGGTGTTGAAAGTGTCAAATTCAACTGGAAAGAAATTCATAAACTCATGGAGGACTGATATAGATGTCTATGACTGATAAAGGTACTCATCGCTGGTTAAACCTTGCACATCAATATGCTATCAAGCACTCAGGATGCTGTAAGGTTGCTGTTGGCACTGTTCTTGTTGATGACATGCTTGGTAGCGATAGAGCTGTGGCTATGGGTGCAAACAGGACTATGCCGGTGCTTTGTAACAGCTCTGTTCAGAGCTGTCTCAGGGTACAGAAATATGGGGATGACAGTAAGGTTCATCGCAATCCTGAGGACTGCAGAGCTATCCACAGTGAGATCGATGCAATCTGCTATGCTGCTCGTCTCGGTTTCATCACAAGAAGGACTACTGCATATGTCACTCGCTATCCCTGTGAAGCTTGTGCCAGAGCACTTGCTACAGCAGGTGTCTATCGGGTGATCTATGGAGGGACTGCTGAAATCAGTCCTACAACTGCTGAGATTTTCAAAACAAACAATATGCTTGTCACTCATGTAGCTGATTGGAAAGAAGACAATACAGATCGTTGAGGAGGAAATCATGGGTAAATCTGTCGGTAACATAAAAGAGTATACCACAAATTGGGAAACAAAGTATCTGGACTGTATTGAAGCCTTAGAGCAAGAAAAACATGCACATAAACGGTACAAGACGATCATGGAGGGTAAACTAAAGTTTTGTATTCATAAACAGAACGAAAGAATTCTCGAGATAGATAGTTGGAAACACCTTTGTGAGGTGTTGTGTAATCAGCTCAATTTTGGATATGGAGTTGGATGTGAGCTATGTATTCATGAAAAAGACCATTCCAAAGAATTTGAAGATCAGGGCGGATGTCACGCTTGTATAAATCACGGAGCTGGATTCTTTGCACTTAACAAGAATCTATTCTGTAAGGGAGAAAAATGACATGGGAACTGAATTCATCAAAATTCTCACCAAAGAGCACAGAGATGCTCTGTCTAAAGCACGCAAGACCTACGGTACAACCAATCAAATCCTTGTCTCTAACGAGGAGCTGTGCGAACTAGCAGCAGTCTGTGCCAAATACCCTCGGTATAGTACAGCTGAGAAAGCACAGGAAGCCCTGTATGATAAGGCACTTGATGAAGTGGCAGATGTCCTCATTGTTCTTGATCATATCATCAACATCTTTGATCTCAAGACGCCTGATCTGAAGAAACGAGTAGATGGAAAGGTAAAGCGTCTACAGGGTTGGCTGAATTCCTCTGACAGCATGGAACAAACTACAATTGACCGTCAAGTCCCTGGTCAGACAAGTATCCCAGCCATGAACGGATGCAGTGGTTGTATCTATGAAGAGTCAAAGCCTTTGGGTAGATGCAAGTCTTGCGTAGATCAGAGCAACTACAAGAAAGGTTTTCCGTGCTCAACTTGTCAGCACATGGGAAACTTCAAGAATATGAAAGATGGAGAAGCCTGCGAAGTCTGTGTTAGAACAGACGGATCTATGTATTGTCCTAAACCCAAGGAGGGCTGAGTATGACACTGAGTGAATTCAATGCGCTCATAGGTCAAGACTCATATGTTCGCTGTATGGGCAAGAAGCGCTTGGACACAGCTATTGTGGACGAAGCTGCAGCTGATGCTCACATATTCTCTGGCGGTCAGATCGGTTGGTGGGTGCGTACAGGATACATAGTGGTGGATATAGATGAAGGCAAGGAACAGGCTTTGAAAGTCATCAAGGCTTTGGGCTTGAAGACTCTCATGGCCAAGACGCCGAAAGGGCTTCATCTGTACTTCAAATGCAGCAAAGAATACCCGCAGCGTGTTGGCATGATTTTGCCTTGCGGTCTCAAGTGCGATTTTCGTTGTGCCAACAAAGGCTATGTCATACTGCCCTTTGGTTCTGAGGATCGCAAATTCAACAAGCAAAGAGTCATTGCTGATCTGCCTGAAGAGTTTACTCCCATGGCAAATCGCAAGGAGAGTTTGCTTGGCTTGAAGGATGGAGACGGCAGAAATGCTACTATGTTTGCCCATCTCATGGCATACAAGAACAGAGGAGCTTCTGATGATCAGATTGCCAAGATGGCTGAGGTCATCAACAAGTATATTTTTGCTCAGCCTATGGATGAAGCAGAGCTGGACAAAATTGTTGAGAATACCAAGCACTATGAACGATCCCAGCAGTTTGACAACCCCTATTTGATCTATAGCAGCAAAGGTGTACCCACTTCTGTGAATTACAGAGCCATCTGTGACTATTTTGTCAACCGAGGAGACACCTTTGTTCTCGGTGGAGAATGCTACCTATACAAGAATGGTGTCTATTCGGAGTCCAGTAGCTATGTGAGAAATACCATCAAAGACATGATTGGAGTAGACACTCTCATAACACAGAACCGGATCATGGAAGCATTCAAGCTTCTCACAGATGATACCCGCATTCAAAAGCAAACCAGCGAGCTGAATGTGGACAAGAACTTGATCAATTTTCAAAACGGTGTATGGGATATTGAGAAGAAGGAGCTGCTGCCTCATGATAGCAAATATCTACAGACTCTGCAGATTCCTCATGCTATTGGTGAATACAAGCCTTTCAAGGAAACTCGTTTGTATGACTTTTTCAAAAAGACCAACTTGCCTACAGAAGATATCAAAATGCTGCTCAAATACATGGCCTATTGCTTGACTTTGGACTATGGCTTGAAGACATTCATGATCCTCTGTGGTCAATCTAATACCGGCAAATCCGTGTTGATCCGGTTTTTTGAAACTCTTGTTGGGCATTCCAATGTATCCTCTCTGAGCATGCATGAGTTGAACCAACGGTTTTACCCAGCGCAGCTATACAACAGACTTCTCAATTCTTGTGCAGATAACAAGTCCTCAGCATTGAATTCTATTGATCAGCTGAAGAAAATCACTGGCGGAGACTCCATTATGCACGAACGAAAGGGCAAAGAGCCGTTTTTCTTTGTGCCATTCTGTAAACTGATCTTCAGCTTCAACCAGCTGCCCCTTCAGCTGGAAGAAAAGTCCAATGCTTTCTACAAGCGCATGAGGATTTTGTTCATGAACAATGAGCTGTTTTTGAACAATGACTATGTCAATGATTTGTGCAGCGAAGAAGGTGTATCTGAAATTATACCCTATCTTTTGAAGATGTTGCCATTGCGAGAGATCCCCAGAACATCCAGAAGTGACAAGTATGTTGAGACCTTGAGAGAGGACTCTGATAGCATTCATGCATTCCTTACAAAGTGCTGTGATCACGATCCAGATTTGTCTGTTGAAAAAGGTGCTTTGTATGAAGCCTATTGTCGTTATTGTGTGGATACCGGAAGAGAGAGCCACAAAAAGCACGCATTTATGCGCAATATTCGCACTCTGGGCTTTGCAGAGACCCGTGGAGGAAAGAATAGGGACTATATGTGGGCTGGGATAGGATTGAAGAAAGGAGTGTAAGAATGACCAGAAGACCGATCATTGGATATGAAGGATACTATTGGATAGACAAGAATGGCAGAGTGACCAACTCTTCTGGCCATGAAATCAAGCCGTTCGATGTCTCTGGTGGAAAGGCTGTGGGTCTATACAAGTTGGGTCAAAGGGATATCATTCTGCTCAAAGACTTGAAACCACAAGGAGGGCTGTATGAGGACTCTTGATACTCTTAAGATTTCTCTCAAGGTGCTGAAAACTCAAAGCAAGGCAACCCCGAACAAGACTTTTTCCAAAGGTTCAGAGACGATACCTATCGGAGCTGTTGTGAATAGCCTGGAGCGCCTTATTGGTTGGTGTAGCAATGACCTTGATACTGGAGATATGGTACAGGTTGTTCCCTGTGCTAAATGCATCCATTACAAACGATTCAAGAAGAAAAATGTATTCAAAGCAACTGTATTCAGGGCTTGTGAATTGGATATGGAGCGGAGACAGCCTGATTTCTATTGTAAGGATGGTGACCGAGGATGAAGCAAAAGATAGGCAACATGCAACCTCCTGATCAACCTATCACTGATATAGATGTTGTATTCACTGCTATGTACAACCTAATCTATGAGAAGTTGGAGCAAGAGCCTGACAAGGGAATTGTTGTTTGCAAAGGTCAGCCCAACCAGAGAAAGGTCAAATGGAAGAAGGTCCTTGCAATGGCTCATTGTATGGAGGACTACTTTCAACTCCGACTTGAACAAAACGGTTGTAACTGCTGCGGTGACTGTACCTATTGGAGCAGTATCTCTAAAGCATCCCCTCATCTGGGCAAATGCAAGCTCAAAAACAAGTCTCATGTACATCAAATGAGTTTGTGCAAGAAATGGAGGAGCCGAGAATGAAAGGAACATCTATTGCTGGAAGAACTCAGTCTCCTCCAATGGATATGTACTGTACCCCTATTTGGGCAGCATCAGCTATGTACAAAACTCTTCTTAGAGATGGCATCTTAAATTCCTCTATGCGAATTCTTGAGCCTTGCAGCGGAACAGGAAATTTGGTACTTGCTGGAAGAGCGCTTGGACTGAAAATCAAAGCCTCAGACATACAAACAGGACAAGAGATTTTTGGTAAAAAAGGAGTTTCTTTGTTCAGCTATCCAGATAGCTACTGTGATTGTGTACTGACGAATCCTCCCTACAAAGGGTTGTATGAGTCTGGTATGTTACAGAAACTTTTAGAGATCAGTCAACAGCGAACCATCTTACTGTTGAATTTGAACTTTCTTGAGTCTGTAAGAAGAAAGCCACTATTTGACAAGGGTACACTTGAATTTGTGTATGTATACAGAAATAGGGTGACAATGTATCCTTATGGTACTGTGGAACCAAACAACGGAGGAACAAAAGCCTATGCCTGGTTTGTTTTTAACAAGCGCTATTCTGGAGAACCCTGTATACGATGGCTGGATAAGGAGGACTGAATGGGTTACCAGTATGCTACAATAGATATTGAGACCACAGGTCTAAACCGATACAAAGACTCTATCACTTGGATAGGCGTAGGATTGGCTGAGTCTGTGGAAGATGATCTGTCAAAAATCTTGATTTATGATGCTTCTTCTGAAAATGACTTGAGAAAATTCCGCAATGTAGTGCGCCATATCAAAGAGGCAAGAGCCAAGGTGGTTTGGCAAAACGGAAAATTCGATACCTTGTTCATTGAGCATCATTTGGGTCTCAAGCTACCTATCAGCGAGGACACCATGTTGATGGGTACAGCTTTTGATCTCGTCGCAGAACATGGTTTGAAATCCATGGCACAACACTATTTGGGTGTTCCTGATTGGGATATCTCCAAGAAAGAGAAGACAGGTGGAGCACGAGAAACAATTGTACCATACTTGAGATGCGACGTGAAGTATACATGGCAGCTCTTTCAGTATCTCTATGCACATATGACTGAGCGTCAGATGAAGATCTATGAAGATTTGCTGAGACCCGCATACCGTGCCTATCGAGATATTGAGAGGAATGGGCTGTATCTTGATTTGGATACCCTGATTGATGTCAAGAAAAAGTACAACAAGGAAGAGAAAAAGCTATCAAAAGAGTTGAAACAGGTTGCAGATATCAACTGGAATAGCTCTGCTCAAGTAGCACAGGTGTTGTTTGAACAGGAGCATATGCCTATCATTAACAAAACAGCCAAGGGAGTGCCATCAACTGCAGCAGACGTGCTCAAAGAGTTGGCCATGCAAGGCTATGAGACTCCAAAGCTCCTGCTTCAATACAAAGATATTGCTACCCGCAACAAGATGTTCTTGAACCGATGGGAGGATGACTGCTATGAAAGCCGTATACACCCGAACTTCAATCTCACCAATGTGGTATCAGGTAGGACCTCATGCAATAGCCCAAATCTGCAGCAAGTTCCCAGAACAAAGGACATCAGAGGATTGTTCAGCGGTGCTCCTGGTATGATACTGTTTGAAGCAGACTATTCTCAGCTGGAGCTGCGCATTGCTGCTCACTATGCCAATGAGAAGACTATGCTTCACATCTATCAGAACAATGGCGATATTCATACAGAGACTGCAAAACTGTTCACCAATGGTCGTGAACCTACCAAGGAAGAACGCGGCAAAGCAAAGGCAGTCAACTTCGGTTTTCTGTATGGTATGCAGGCAAAGAAATTCGTCAAATACGCTCTGGACAGCTATGGTCAGACCTTTACACAAGCTGAAGCTGAACACATCAGAAACCTATTCTTTGCCAAATACGCTCGTCTTTTGCCTTGGCATAAGGAGCAAGAAGACCTTTGTGATATGCAGGGCGGTGTATCCAATATGTTTGGACGGTTCAGAAAGTTGCCTCTGATACATTCTGCCAACAAATGGGAACGTGCCTCTGCTGCTCGCCGTGCTATCAATACTCCGGTTCAAGGCTCAGGCTCAGATCTACTCATCTCTGCGGTCACTCAAATCAACAAGGAGCTCAAAGGAATTGCTTGGATAGGAGCTACTGTTCATGACTCCATTATTGGTGAGTGCCGGATTGAAGACAAGGATTTGGTGGATGAGACCATCCGTAGGATCATGAAGCATCCGAAAGTGCTGGATGACTTTGGGGTGACTCTGAAAGTTCCTCTGGATGTTGATATTGGATGGGGACCTTGGGGAACCCACTAAAATAAAGTGAAAACTGAAGAGAATTAAAGCTACAGTGAGTTTTGTTTGTCAAATCGAACGAATTTGATCAAAAATACGGAAAAATAGGGCTTTACTTTTCAGAGGATATCAGTTATACTATGAAATGTAAGCAGCGAGGAACAGCAACCTCGCCACAATAAAACTTTATTATAAGGAGTGTGTTAAAATGCTGGATCTTAACAAGGGTGACAAGGTGATTCTGAAGGGCTTCACGGGCATCAAGCTCGGTGTGTTCGAGATCAAGAGCACTACCAAGAAGACTCTGACCATCATCAAGGCCAACGGCGATGAGCTGGTCTTTGACAAGAAGACTGGCAAGCAGATCAATGTGGAAGAGGGCAAGGAGAAGTATGCCAACAGCATCATTGAGGATGATGGCAGCTTTGTTCCTCCCACTCGCAAGAAGACCGAGAAGAAGTCCACCAAGGCTGCTCCGGCCAAGAAGTCCAAGAAGCAGCCTGAGCCTGAAGAGGACGAAGATGATGAGGACGATGAGGACGATGAGGATGACGAGGAGGAAGAGGAGAAGCCCGCTCCCAAGAAGTCCAAGAAGTCCGCAAAGAAGAGCAAGAAGTCCTCTGATGAGGATGAAGACGAAGACGACTTTGAAGAAGTCTGATTTGTCACGGCGGGAGCAACAGCTCCCTCCTTAATGCAGCTATCTATGGATCCCGGCCATAGACAACGGTGACAAGCCCGTGTAAATTGCAGAGTCAAGGAGCATTCCGCGCTCTTTCCTCGTAGTCTTTTGACTACCGCGCGGACCGTGATGTTGATGGGACAAGCTCGAGAGATTCCCATCCGAAGAGGAGAACACCGAGACGTGAGGGTTGTGGGCATGCCACCCGAAGTAGACGACAGTGTTTGGCCAAAGACCTCCAGACCAGTTGACGCAGCCAAGACTGGTCACCTCATCTTTAATGGACAGGAGGTGAGAAATTGTTCATAAGCTATTCTCGTGAAAGTTGCTATCTCCATTGTCCCTATCAGCATTGGTTAAGATATGTACGAAGACTTGAGAAGAAGCGACCTGAAAGACCGCTATATTTTGGCACAGACTTTCATAAGCTGCTGGAACTGAGAAATGACAAAGCTGCTTTGAGAGAAGCCAAGATAGCTATCAAAGATACCTACTATGAGCTCCCTGCTCTATGGCAAGCTGATCTGGGGGAAAACTATGTAGAGGACTTGTTCACTATCTTCAAAGATTACAGAACAATCTACAAAGATGTGCGTCAACCACAAGTGACTGAAAAGTCTTTTGAGTTGGAAGTTGGTTCTTACAGAGGAGAACCAATTGTTTTTGTAGGTAAAATTGATGAGCTGTATCTCTTGAAGCACAATGGAGTCAAACAAATCATTGTCGGTGAGCACAAAACATTTACCAATAAACCCAACATGGACGTGCTTATTATGAACACTCAAAAGTGTTTGTATGCAAAAGCCGTTCAATATCTTCGTGGCATTTTACCCGAGCGAGTAAAATGGGACTACATCAAGTCCACTCCGGCAGAACAGCCAATCTGGCTTGAGAAATCCAAACGATTTAGTGAAGCTGCCTCTCGTAAAATCACCCCTATGAGCTGGAAAAGGGCTTGCAAAGAGCACAACATTTTAGACCCAAATGTTTTGAAGAAGGGCGAACGGTATGCTGGCAACATACCTGAGTTTTTCTTTCAAGTGGAGCTGGATATTGATCCAGCAATGGTTGATCTGATCTGGGAAGGGTACATATATACCGCAAAGCAGATCATCCGCTATGGCGAAACCAATAAAGTACACAACATCACCCGAGATTGTAGCTGGTGCCCCTATCATGACATCTGCTATGCAGAGATGACTGGTGGAGATGTTGAGTATGTTATCGGTAAAAACTTTGTTGAAAAGGAGTAAAACAATGGCACAACAGATGGTGAATGGTTCCCATTATGATGGGAGCAGAACTATCACCAACCGTATGACCAAAGAGTATGCGGTTGTAAATCCTCCCTTTGAAGGGAAGCACAAGAAACCTCAAGATGCTATGTCCATCAAGAAGCGCAAGATGCATTGGGCTCGTAGAAATGCGGAGCTGAGGAGGACTACTGATGGGAATTCTTGACTCTGCTGTTGATATCAAAGAACTCGGTCAGCGCAACCTGTGGGTGCTGTATGGCAAGTCCAATACTGGCAAGACCTATGTAGCATCTACATTCCCCAAGCCGATGCTCTATATTCAGATCGGTGATGACGGTTCAAATACCATTGCTCATGTTGATGGTATCAAGGCTATCTCTATCGGGTCTGTTGAGGATTTCAAACAGCTTGCTTCTGAGCTTCAGAAAGACAAGAAGTACAAGACCATTGTTGCAGACACTTTCTCCATGGTGGTCAACGAGTGGACCCAGCAGAAAGTCACAACCAAGGGCAAGAAGATGACCCAGCAGCTTTGGGGTGATCTGAAGATTGAGCAAGAAGAGCTCATCAAGTCTATGCATAAATTGGCAAAAAAGCACATCGTTGTCCTGACTTGCCATGAGAGTACAGACTCCATTGAGGGCATGGAAGATGAGATCTCTCCCGATGTGCGTCCGTCTGTCTCTAAGGGTGCTCGAACTTATCTTGAGGGTATGGCCAACTATGGCATTCATCTCACGAAGGTGTCCAAAGAAGTCATCAAAGGAAACACCACAAAAGAGGTCATTAAATATGCAGCCGATATCGGTCCCAATCCCTATTATTGGACCAAGCTGCAAATTGATCCCAGTATCAAAGTCCCTGCACGAATTGTCAATCCCACCTATGACAAGTTTATGGAAGTCATTGGTGCTGTTGAAAACACTTAAATTGAAGGAGAACTATCATGAGCAGAAAAATCAAAGTCAATATGACCGGGGTGGAGAGCTACACTCGTTGTCCCGAGGGTGAGCATCTGGCCAAGCTGAAGAAGATCGAAGAGGGCACTGTTCAGGGCAGCGGTGATGACTGCCTGAAGGCGCAGTTTGAGGTCATCAAAGGCGATGGCAAGGGCTGCTTGGTCTTTGAGACCTTCTCTCTCACAGAAAAGGCTCTTTGGAAGCTGAAGTCCTTCCTTGAGGCTGCTGGTACCAAGGCAGACGGCAAGATGGTGCTGGATCTGGACAAGCTGGAAGGCAAGACCTGTATCATCGATGTCATTCACGATGAGTACAACGGCGTCAAGCGTGCCAAGATCGCTTCGTACATGAAGCCCTCCGAGGTAGAGGATGACGACGATGAAGATGTCGATGATATCGATGAAGATGAGGATGAAGAGGAAGAGACCCCCAAGAAGTCTTCCAAGAAGTCTACCAAGGCTCAGCCCGCAAAGAAGTCCAAGAAGACCGACGAAGATGATGAGGACGACGATGACGAGGATGACGACGATGAAGACGAAGAGCCTGTGAAGAAATCCTCTAAAAAGTCTTCCAAGAAGGAAGAGAAGTCTACCAAGTCTTCCAAGAAAGCCAAGAAAGAGGAAGATGACTGGGAAGACGACGAGGACGATGACTGAATATCCATAGAAGGATGGCCACCATCTGACTTGCCATTTTAACACGGGGGAGGGGCAACCCTCCCCCAATAGGGGGCATTGATACCATGATGATTGACTATGGAATTCCTGGGGATTCCAAAGAGCTGCGCAGAAAAGTATTCACCGAGTTGATGACTCCAGATCCTCTGACCCAGTACATGGATGGTGAAGACTACCAGCTCATGAGACCGTATGTCAAAGCACGTCATCTTGACCTCGAGTCTTGTTTATGGCTGGCTTTTCTGTATGGCACTTCCTATTCATGTACAACAACGATGCGGTTTTTAGAGGAGTTTCCCACCGTTGCTGATGTAACTCCCAGAAAGATCAAATCCTTCTGGAGAGACCACAAAGAGACTCTCTGGTTTAATCCTGACAAAAAATACCTCAAAAACAATGATCAAGTGATCCCTGCTATCCGGTCTATCTGTGAGCTATCTCATGGGAACATGGTTGAATACCTTGGTCCAAGACTTGAACAAGGCTTTGATGTGACCTATAGTGAAATTGTCAAGAACTGGCGTTTCTTCGGTCCTCACGGAGCATACCTATTCTTTGATGCTCTCTATGGGATGCAGCCGGAGCACTACTCTGATCCTACTCACCTGGATTGGAAGAACTGCGGTCAAACCGTGGTGGAGGGTATGGCACACCTTCTCTGTGACGATACTGCCATTCAAGACAAGAGCTATGATTTGGATCGTTACAACCGGATGGTTGATAGATTGGCTATCAAATTTGACAAGCCCAAGATCATGATTGAGTCCAACCTGTGTTTCTTCCGCAAACTGTTCAAAGGAACTCGCTATCTGGGGTATTATGCTGACCGTCAGCTGACCGAGTGCTTTGCCACAGAGGAAGTCCTTTGGAAGGATTGTCACATTGATGTCTGGAAGCTGCGAATTAAAACTGTTCCCAAGAAGCTCAGGGGAGAAAGCCATGACTGGAAGACTTTCCGCAAAGATCGGTTGAAGCTGTTTTTAACAACTGGAGGTCTGGAATGAGAATGCTGGTGAACATCCGTGGATGCAACGGGGCAGGCAAATCTACTATCCCTATGTCCATGATGAGCGATCCTGATATGTTTGTTCAAGAGTTGCTCTATAGCGATGGTAAACGCATGGCAGCATTCACGGTATTCCCGTCCCATGGTTGGATTGCTTTGGGTACATATTTCAACAAGACTGGTGGTCTTGATGGTATCCGCAATATGGAGTGTACCATAGCAGCCCTATATGCTGCTATTGGTATGTACCCTGAGTATGACATCATCATGGAGGGTATTCTTTGTAGCACTGTATTCTCTAGCTATGCTGAGCTTTATCATCAAATAGAGCAAGAAGCATCCATGCAGGTGCTCATCATATCTCTTCTTCCTCCTCTCGATGTGTGCCTCGAGCGTATTCAGCAGCGGAATGGGGGTAAACCCATTAAGGAGGATCTCGTGGCAGGAAAGCGACTTTCTGTCGCACGGAGCCATGAAAAATTCAAACAGGAAAACTTTACCTGTGTCAAGGTAGACTCATCTCGAGTCAAAAAGAGCAAGATGCTCACAGCCTTTATGAAGACTGTAGACAAATACAGGAGGTAGCTATGAATAAGGTAGAAATCCACAAAGATCTCTGTACAGAGATGCATGCCTTGTATGAGCGGAAGAATGCTGACTATGGAGACAGCTTTTCTCAGCTTCGCAAGCGCTATCCCAACTTTGTGTGTATGCGGTTATTTGACAAGCTCAATCGTTTGGACACCATCATTCAGCCTGGATATGAGTGCAAGGTGTCTGATGAGAAAATTGAGGATACCTTGATGGACATTGCCAACTATGCCATCATGGAGTTGACCGAGCGTCGGGCAGAGCGTCCTCAAGCTGGGACTGGTGGACAAGGAGGATCCTGCGCAAATACACTCTATGGACGTCCAATCTTTATTGGAGGAGGCAACTGATGATCACAGTATTTGAAGGGAAGACTGTCAATGATGTTTGGCAGCAGGGCTTCAAGGCTCTTGTAAATCAAGCAGAAGCAGGTATCAAAGATACCTCTCGTGATGGATCTGTTGTTGGTGAAATCCTTGATGCAGCATTCTGTGTGAAGGATCCTACCAGAAACATCGTTACTGACCCAATCCGAAAGATGCCTCTACGGTACGCTGTCGGGGAGCTGCTTTGGTATCTTTCTGGCTCCAATCGCACTGCAGATATTGCTCAGTTTGCTTCCAAGTGGAATGATCTATCGGATGACGGTATCTATGCCAATTCTGCCTATGGTTATCGAATTTTTGAGCGATTTGGTTTTGATCAATGGGAACACATCAGAGAGATGCTCATGAAAGATCCCAACACCCGTCAAGCAGTCATTCATATCAAAGATGCGAGCAATTGTCCTACCAAAGATGTACCCTGTACTGTGTATCTTCAGTTTCTGCTGAGAAATAAACGTCTCAACTTGTCTGTCCATATGCGGTCAAATGACATCTGGATGGGCGTACCTTATGACATGTTCAGCTTCTGCGCTTTACAAATGCTTATGGCAATGGAGATCGGCGTCAAAGTCGGTGAGTACACCCATTATGCTGGCTCGCTCCATCTATATGAGCGGGACTATCAAATGGCTCAGAAGAATATGGCTCCTCTGTGGGAAACCCCTGAGAGAAAGTGAGTTGGAAGTTGTCATGAGGAATGGATTGATAAAACTCATTGTAAAGGTTCTTGACGAGAACAAAGACCAGCTGGTCTGGGAACATCTGTGCTATGTCCCTGGAGATCTATATCTCACGTTTCTCAAACAGAAAGAGATTGAGCGAGTTGAGATGTCGGACTATTTGTCTATCTGGGCAAAGCGGGATTTCAACATTGATCTTCCCATGACAACAGCCAAGGATATCCTGATCTTGAGAGAACTGATTGTTAACAAATACAGAACAGTGTACCCTCATATGGCTCGCAAGACTGCTACAGATCGTCAAGGTTGGGTCAGGGTATGGGTATCTGACAACATGGACCGAGAAATGCAAAGGAAGTGACACATTATGAGTTGGAAAGACAGTTTGCCCAAAATTGTGGCTGTGGATTTTGATGGGACTCTGGTTGAGGATGACTATCCCAATGTGGGTAGACCGCATCAGGATGTGATTGATACCTGTAAGGCTCTTAAACAGGCTGGAGTCAAACTCATCCTTTGGACAAGCCGAGACAATGAAACCCCTGACCGTGCTCTGGATCGTGCTGTAGACTATTGCCGCAGCATCGGGCTTGAATTTGATGCAGTCAATGAAAATTTGCCTGAGCTCAAGGAAATTTTCCAGAATGATACCCGCAAAGTGTACGCTGATCTGTACATTGATGACAAGGCTATTCCCGCAAGACAAAGTCCTCTATACTGGGCTGGACGCATCAGTCTGTGGTGGAGCACTGTCAGAGGGAGGTTTTTCCCTGATGGAAAGTGATTTTCAATCCAGAGCTTTACAGTATCTCAACTCATTGCCAGGGTGTAGGGCTGAGAATGTCTCTGGAAATGCTATGCAATCAGGGCGTCCGGACATCAATGGATGCCTTTATGGCAGGATGTTCAAAATAGAGCTGAAAATTCCAGATCACAAAAACTCCGCTACCAAAAAGCAAGAACTGGAATTACGAAAATGGTCTGTTGTAGGAGCTGCTGTTGGTGTACTTTACTCCATGGATGCTCTCAAGGTGTTTATGGAACATCTACAGCATTCAATCTTTTCTGATTGCAGGGTAAAAATCACTTTTCCGGAGGAAAACGATTGTGAGTCTTGGTTCCAAATTTGATTTCACATTCAAGACAAAGCCTTGGGCGCATCAGCTCAAGGCTCTTGAATATATGTATCCTCGTGATGCAGCTGCCTTATACACCAAGCCTGGATCTGGAAAAACTAAGATCATGATTGATCTCATCATAAACCGTGGATTCAAGCGAGTGCTGGTTGTTGCTCCTAAAAAGCCCTGTGATGTATGGGGTCCGCAGATTCAACTCCACTCTGATCTTGATACAAGCAGTATCATTCCTTTACAGCATTTAAGCGGAGAACAGAAGAAGAAAACTCTGTTAGCAGCTATGGATGAACCCAAAGACAAGACATTGATATTCATCTGTAACTATGACTCTGTATGGCGAACAGATATTGATAAGATCTGGGTGTATAAACGATTAGGGCTTGATTGTGTCATCTGTGATGAAAGTCACCGCATCAAGTCCCCATCAAGCAAATGCTCCCGATTCCTCAGTCGACTGGGCAATGTAGTTCCCCATCGATATCTGTTGACAGGTACTCCCTTGGCAGAAAACCCTATGGATGTGTATGCTCAATATAGATTTCTTGACCCAACAATTTTTGGCACAAATTATTCCTATTTCTGTGAACAGTACCAGAATGTAGATGTGAACCTGAGTGCTAGAGTTGGGTTCCCTATTCTTGACAAAAAACAGCCATACAAGAATTTAGACGACTTGAGGGAAAAGATGTTCAGCATCGCATTTTACATGGCATCTGCAGTCAAGCTTCCCAAAACTACTCGTATGATTGTGAGAATACCTATGCCAGAGGATCTAGAACAGACCTACAAGGAACTTGTCAGAGAAGGGGCTCTGGAGATGGAAGACGGTTTTATGACCGTTAACAATGCTCTGTCTATGGTAATAAGAAAACAACAAGTCACCAGCGGATACTTGCCTTTGGAATACGATGATGGAACAACAAAGCTTAAACGCATTAGCACCTATCGTCGCACATTCCTATATCAATTTCTTCAAAAGCTGCCTGAGTCTGAGCCTGTGGTTATATTTGCCAAGTTTTCAAAAGACTTATACTCAATCAGAAAAGTTGCAGAGCGTCTCGGTTGTGGGTATTCTGAAGTCTCCGGCAAAGAGGACACCCTCAAATCTTGGAAGGCTGGCAAAACTAGAGTCTTGGGTGTACAGTATACCGCAGGATCTGAGAGCATAGATCTCACCCGAGCTCATCTTTGTATCTTTTACAGTCTTGATCACTCTTTGGGCAAATATGAACAAGCCCTAGCAAGAGTCCATAGACCAGGACAAGAGAGTGCCTGCATTTACTATCATTTTGTAGCAACTATGTCTTCAGGACGAACAGTTGATCAGGATATTGTAAAATGCTGGAAAGACAAGAAAAATTACATAGACTTGGTGATGAGAGGAGACCTGTAATTGGGTCTCCTTCTTTTTGGAAAATGTTTGTAAAAATTTTGAAAATTTTTGTAAAAGGACTTTACTTTTGTAGAAAAAGAGAGTATGATATACTTGTAAGGTTGAGGGAGGTGAGAAAGTGAGCCGACCTTATAGAAAAGGAAACTCCTGGTATATCAAGTTAGAAAACGGATATGAGATAGAATTTCTCACTTACGAAGAAGCTTGGGAATACTACGAGGAACACTAATGAGGGAAAAGCCCCCGAAAGGGGGCTCACCCTTAAACATATAGGAGGATTACAAAATGCAAGAGTACACCGTCAAGAACAATGATTTTAGCCAGTTTGATTTGAACCCTGACTTGACCTTGGATAAGGTTGACCGCAACAACACTCATTACTACACCAATAATCGTTGCCCCAAGTGCGGAGGGGAGAAGTACATCTATTATTACGCGCATGTAGACGGCGGTGTATGCTTTCTTTGTGGTGGCACTGGTGTTCATCCTACGCATATGGTTGTTCGGACTGAAGAGTATGCTGCCAAGCTGGATGCCAAGCGTCTTGAAAAGGCTCGCAAGACTGCTGGTGCTCGCAATGCTGAGTATCTCCGTCGCCAGGGCTTCAGCGCTGATGGCAAGACATGGGTGGTTATGGGCGAGACCTATACCCGCAAAGACGAGCTGAAGACTGCTGGCTGCAAGTGGAATCCAGAGTTTGGCTGGCATTTTGATCATGAAGTCACTGGTTTTGATACAGCTGTGATCAGTATTGAAGACAGGGTCCCCTCCTGGGGTGACTCTATTGATCTCATCGGTCAGTATAGCAATGATGGTACTCTGTACTTCATCAACTTTGAATTCATTCAGGGGTATGTCAAATCCCTCCGTGAACAGTATGTAGCTGATCATGCCCCCAAGACCGAATATTTCGGCAATGTGGGTGATAAGGTGGAGCTGACTCTCACCCTGACCCATGTTGGAGGTTATGATACCATGTATGGGTTCACTTCTGTGTACACCTTTGCTGATACTGAGGGTCATCAGTTTGTATGGAGGACAGGTTGTTACCTCGATCAATCCGAGGGCAGCAAGCTCACCGTCCGTGGTACCATCAAGGCTCACTCCGAATATCGGGGAGTGCGGCAAACGGAACTTACTCGGTGTAAGGTGATTTAATCCCGTTCTTTGTGCAGTTTATCCATCCTATTTCGAATGCGACGGGATAGGGGTGTATAATTACCACCCTAGGCTACGGAAAACATAGAAGCAATTTTAGAACAAAGAGATCTCCCCCACCATTTCGGCAGGGGAGATTTCAATGTTCAGGATAAGGGATTATGCACTGTTTTTCTTCGCTCCACATATAGATTTGCTGATTGGGCTCAGGTTTGTCTGTGAGAGCAAATTTATCTCGCCTAACCTTTACAAACAGCTGTGGCTGCTTTAGCAAATGTCTGCCCCTATCTCTTTGCATTTCTTTTCATATTCCTCATGATAGCGATCTTGAAGCATGAACAGGTAGTCAGAGTTGTAGTCAACAGCTTTCAGCTCAAGACAAAGGCGTTCAAGATACTTGAGTTCCATATCTACATCTCTGACAAGATCCTGTACCTTATGGAAGTCTGCAGTATGACCCCAATTCAAGAGATACATAGCGCATTTCTCGTACAGGGCTTTGGTGTCAGACTCCCAGGTCTTGTACTGTTCCACTGCTTTCTGTACAGATTGTTTACGAACACCCGAAGGAACTTCCATGCGGTCATACTGATACCAGTCTTCAGGAATGACCTCTACAGGAGGAACGCCGTCATTGTACAGCATCCTTCCATGGTGGTTAATGTAGTATCTCTTCAAAGCTCTGTGCTCACAGGACTCAGTGAGATACTGGTATTCATGCATGCGTTTGAACCCTCTTAGACCGAGGAAATCAAACAAATCAGCCATCTCATCATGGAACATGAGAGCGGTGATCTGTCGGGTGTTGATGTCAGCAAAAATCTCTTGATAGTCTTTGGGAGCATACTCTGCAAGGGAGATCTTTTTCATTGATGGTTCCTCCTCTCAATCTATGCAGAGATTTTGATCATGCCAATTTGACAGCACTCACGCAGGTATGGTTCACCGTGCCAGCCACACCGCTGATACCAAGAGTGATCAGAGGACGGTTCACACAGCAGGTGATGATCTCAAGATCAGTCTCAACATGAGCAGTGTTCACGTCATTGGCTGCCACAGTCTGCTGAGAAATGGCACAAGGAAGAGCAACGCCATCTTTGTACAGCTGAACAACTACAGTACCAGCAGCAGTGGCAGTGTAAGTAACATCAGCAGACAGATGGTACAGCCCAGACTTGTTGACCCTGATATTTGCGGTATTGAGACGAAGAGAGCACCCGCTCTCAACCACAGGAGTACCCTCAATGTTGAGAGGAGTTAATGCAGCGGTGAACGCCTGAGCAGAGTTGTTGTATACGCGGATACAAGATTTAGCATACTGATTTGTCATGATAGTTCTCCTTTCAATAAATAGAGGAGGGCATAAGCCCTCCTCATAAAGTTGGGCATAAATATATGCCAGTTGTGAAGCTATCAGCCGCAGTTATTACCGCAGCCGTATGCGCCATAGCCATTCGCCGCAGTATAGGGACTGCAGGTGATGTAGGCAGGAGTGGGGAACGGACGCAGAGTACCAATCAGGGTCTGAGTCTGAGACAGGGTGCCAAGCTGAAGCTGAGCAGCCTGAAGCTGATCACGCAGCTCCTGAATGGTGTTCTGGGTCATCAGAGCACGAGTGGCATCACCGTCAGCCTTGATGGCATTGACGATATCGCAGGTGTTGCGAGCGTTCTCGTACCGAACGGCATCGATGTTGCGATTGGTTTCGCAGCAGCACTGCTGAGCGGCATAGCGATTTTCAGCAATGTTGCTGTTCACGCCGTTGAGCCCCTGGCAGATCTGGCTCTGAAGACCATTCATGCCCTGAAGCATCGTGGTGTTCATAGCATAAAAGCCATCGCAGAGACCATTCTGAACATTGCGGATGCTGTTTTCCAGACCCTGATTGTTCAGACCCTCATAGAGCTCAGCACGAGTCAGAGCACCCTGAGTAGCAGCGTTGTTACCAAAGCCACCACCGCCCCAAGCAAGCAGGAAGAACAGGAAGAACACCCAAACCCAAGTGCCACCTGCACCACCGAACATGCCGCCGTCATTTCTGTTCTGCAGCGCAGCGACATCCGCCACAGACAGTCCACCAGATTCCATACCCATTGTGAATACCTCCTTGTTAAAATTTTATTTCAACCCATGGGAAACTGGGATTGAAACTGAGCCCAAGCTTGATCAAAATCAATACCTCTCTGTTTACAGAGATTTTTACAGGTCTCTTTGATTTGTTCAGGAGTTTTACCCTCAGCCATCTGCTGAGCTTGCCGAAACATAGGGTTGGCACCAAACTGTTTCATCATAAATCCCATAGGATTCATCATAGCCCCCATCATCTGCATCGGATTCATTACTTGCTACCTCCTTTGGGAATTTTGGCATCAGTTTTGGGAAACCGTTGCTCAAGCAATTCATTCAGCAAAGACTCAACCTCGGATCGTTTCACATATCCTGAGAGGTCTATAGCAGGAGCAGCTGGCACCGGAGTAGGTATCATTTCCTGCGGCTGGTCTAGGTTGTACTTTTGGAAGATGATGTTACCATCAAGACCTAGTTGTTTGGTGTAGATCTTTCCGTGAGCCTTGTCAGGAAATACAAACAAGGAGCCATCAAAATCAATCATGGCAGCGTTTGCTTCCTCTTCATTAGAGACAGGGCGTCCTTTCAGGATAGGAGCAGCAGAAGCAGATGCAGGTGGTGTGGGAGACTGCGGCTGTGGGGTATACCCAGCGAATTGAGGGTATTGTGCTTCCATTGCTTGGAGTCTCTGCTGAGCAGACTGCATCACTGGATTTGGATAGGGATAGCCAAACTGTCCATACATAATAGTGTACCTCCATAGTAGATTACCCTGAGTATAATATACTATACCTTTATACAGGATAGGTATACGAAGAGTATACTAAAAGTATAAAAGAATACCCTCTCGCAGTACAGACCACGAAAGGGTATTTTGTTAGAACAGCTTATTCAATTTTGATAGAGCTTTGCTGTGTCGTTTCTTGATTGTGATTTCGGCATAGCCCAACATGTCACCGATGTATCTGAAGTCTTTGCCTTTGAGGTAGTGCATGCGAAGAATTTTCTTGTCTTCATCGGTTAGTGTTGATTGCTCAAGAAGATCATCAAATCGGCACAGGCTCGGTATCTCTTTCAGTTTTCTTCTTGTATCAATATGGGCGCTCAATCAGAACACCCCTCATCGATATCTTCCGCAGGTTGGGCAACGAGATTGATTGCCCCCTTTACCGCCGATGTCGGTTTTCCCGGCTGGGCTGGATTTTGTAACAGTAGTTCCTTTAGGTGCGTGAGTCCGAGTTGTTGTCCGCGTTACTGTAGTTGTTTTGATTGTCTGTCTCGCCATTCGGTGTTACCTCCTCAGAATTTCCTTGGATGTAGTTGGCATATTCACCCGCTTGATAGACATTGTTGCCGGATCCTTCTCCGGTGTTCTGGTCAACTTCTGTCGTTGTAGTTGTCACTGTTTCTGTAGTCACAACTCCTTTTTCGTACTGAACAAATACGCAAGCAATTACAAGGTTCATGATGATGCTGATGATGAGGATAATTCGCAGCCAAAAATCCTCTCTTCGTTTGGACTCCAGCATAGTCATGACAATGTGATTGAGAGCAACGCTTTGATCAAGAGCATCTTTTTGCTCACGGAGTTCGTTCAGAGAATCGATTGGAGTCTCTCTCATATAGTCAGCTCCTGTCTTTAGTGCTTAATTGCTTCAAGCAGCGCAATGAGAACTTGGTTGGTTTTGTTGACATCGTCAAGTTCTTTGAACAGGGTATGAATTTTCTCATCATGAGAGTTTACTGTAAGAGCAAGATCCTGATGCCGTGTACCCTGTTGCCGGACTTCTTTTTTGAGTTCCTCAATACCGTTGATTGCTTGATCGATTTTCTGGAGAACTACACCATCAGCCTTGGCTCTGGTATTCATGCCAGAAACAAAGGTCAAGACCCCGATAAGACAAGCAATCAAGCTGCATATGAATAATACAGTTTCCATTGTTTGTCCTCCCTAGATGTTGCCAAGTCTGTCAAGAACAGTCATGACTCGGCAAAAGTCCTCTGATATGTTCAGATTCCCATCTCCAGTACCTTTGAGAGCACCTTTGTTGATGAGTTTCTGAATGCTGGGCTGATACGCTTTGGGGATGTCTGCAAAAGTCTTGTATACTGTCACTTCATCTTCATCCTCCTTCCTATTGTATTCTCTAGCATCAATAACCCAATACAGAGCAGCCTCATCTCTGAAAGTATCAAGATCCCCAAGAGTTCTTTCAGGTTTGGTACTTGCTGGGTCATTGATGTGCACCTTGCCATCAGCCCACCATACTACAACAAAATGACCGCTTGAAGTCCATAATCCCTTTTTCATGAGAGCGATAAGATAGTACCCTTCTTTGAGAAGATTCAAGGCTTTATCATGGATAGGGCTGTCGGGTTGGTGATAGATTTTGTTGGAATTGAGCTGATAGCAATGAATGCCAAAATAGGAAAACTGTGGTACAAAATATGAATAGTATGTACCTTGATTCAGAGCTTTGTATCCATGCCGCATAGCCCAATTACAAGCGTCTATAGGGGTAAATATTTTGCCCGTTAGAGTTTCAATGAGCATGGCAGCAGCAGTTGGACCGCAACCAGATCCTCCGATGGTGGAGTTCTCTCCTTGAACAGCATACTTGAGTTTTGCCCATCGAGGATCTGTTTGAAGATAGGATACAGGTCTTTTATTCATATTCGTTCTCCTTTAGACTATTATACTCCTAATTATCGGAAAAGTAAAGACTTAATTTTCGCTGATGCTTGGAAGTCGATAAGAAATTTCTTCTTTTGAAGACTCTGTATCAAGAGCTGTATAGGTTTCCTGCGTAATGGATTCATATTCTTCTGCAGTAATCCAACCGGAAATCACAGCATCTTTCACTCGTTTGTTGGACCAGAGACCCTTGTCATACCAATTTTTTACAGACTTAAACTTTTTGCTCATAATTTGGTTCATCCTCCTCTTCATCTAGCTCAATTCCAGCCATCATAGCAAGATATCCCATATCTGCCAAGGCTTTGCTTAATGCTGCTGTTAAAGCCTCATTCTTTCGTCGTTCTTCTTGTAGTTGCTGACGAATACTTTTAATGCATCCTTCCATTTCTTGGTCTCCTCCTTGTATACTTGTAATTGGGCTTTCTTCGAAATAGCTCGGCGTATAATCTGTCCATGGATTTGATCTCTGCATGGCTATCTGCTCTATTTGCAATGGCTATAAAACTCTGATAATGGGCTTCTATGTGTTGGATATCTGTTTTACCTTTCCAATACAAGTTTGCAAGTTTACGCAGTTTTCTTCGTTCATCAGCAAGATACCTGTGGTCTAACTTAACGATGACTTTTCCTGTTTCTGTTAGCTTAAAGAAAAGATGTAGAAATGTAAACCCATCTTCAAGGCAATGTGAACCACTTTTATCTTTTATGTGAAGTCCCATATCAGCAAAAGCAGATTGTACATATTTAGAAGCAGTAGTTACTTGCTCCACGGTTTCTCCAATGAGTAGAAAGTCATCCATGTACTGTTCAGTGGGTATTCCAAAGTCTTCCCACAGGCAATGCATAATATGATTTGGTACAGCAAGTTGAACAAGCTGTGAAATTTGACTTCCCAAGTAAATACCTCGTTCACCAAAAGGATCTTGTACAATAGCTTCTTCAGGTCGTTCATCTCTAAAGCTATCAATAACAGATACTAAATGTGCCTGATACCTTGTATCATGTACTCGAGAAGTTATAATCCTCTTTGGTTCATTATGGGGTGTATTTGGAAAATACCCACAGACATCTAGGTGACATATTCCGCCAGTATTTCCATGCTTAACAAAATGCTTTTGCAGTAACCGTACAACTCGCCGTATAGCATGATCCATACCCCTATCTTGTTGACAAGCTCCATTGTCGTAGACATTTCCACGAGTTAAGTCATCATAGACCCCGTTTATACACATGCTGCGCTGCCATACTCTGTCTCTAAATCGTACTGCTTTTGCAATTCGCTTTTTGGGACGAGGAATAATCACCTGTGTATATGGACCAATTTTGTATTTTCCAGAGAGTAGATCATTTTGTAAGCGTTTTGCAACGGTTAAGGAGTGTAATTCACAGGAAATTACACTGTCTTTCCATCGCACTCCTCTTGCACATAGCCGTATAGCCCTACAAAGTTCCTCCAAAGAGGTTGCTTTTTCAAATTGGTTTTCTATTACAACTACCTCCCACCGTTGTTATATTTCAAGCAACGGTGGGACTGAGTTGCCGCGCCGTCGCTGATAGTGAAGACCTGTGATTTCTCGCAGCTCACGTCGTTTGCTGTTTTTCAGCATTGCATAGCTTTGCGATGCCATGCACGGCTTTATTTCACCTTTCGGTCGGATAGGTCTCTCCCTGTGTGAGTGGACTGCTTTCGTCCGACACACACCCATTCTGATTGTTCGCTTCGTTGTTGTTAAGAGTACCAGTAGGCGTTGATTCATAAACATTGTTCGCATTCCATGGGTTCGGTGAGCGCATAATAGAGACCTACCGTCAACAACGGCTCATGGCCGATGATGATAAGATGATAGTGTATCCATGCGTCTCTTTTCTTTGCTGAGAACACCAGAAAGTAAACGATTTTCGTGTTCTATGTTTTCAACAATCCTATCGAGTCTATTAGCATTGATACCTCTTTTGCGTTTCACATAGAAAAGAAGAACATCTAGGGTTTTCAAATAAGATTGTGCTATTGTGAGCAGTTTATGTCTATGTTCGGATTCTTCAAGAGTTACTGCTCTTATCTCATTTGCTAAACTGACATTAACTGCAAGTTGTGTTGAGATATCTATAATTGTTCTTGGTATCATCCAGAGTCTTCTTTTTGGAAAAATATCCTCTTTACATAATAGGTCTTCAACATCGCTCATGATTTCAAGAGCTTTGAGTACATACAAAGCTTCTGGCTCTTTTCTTTTCCAAGAGTTGACTGCCATATACACTCCTTTTATTGGTGTCATCGCGCGCCGATCGGCGCGCTTTCGACACCAAAAGATTTTAGATTAGACAATACACAGGCCCGACACACACCCACGCTGATTGCTCGCTACGCTGTTGTCAAGAGTACCAGAAGGCGATGAAGCATAAACATAGGTCGCAGACCATGGGTACGGTGAGCGCATAAACCAATAACGAGGAGTGCCATCATA